GCCATTACCGGCGCTGACCTGAGCGGTGTGGCGGTGCAGCTGATCACGTAAGGAGCGAACCGATGAACGCAACTGAGGCGGCCGTGCAGCTGGCGGCCGAACACGAGCTTGACCTGGCCGGCGTGGTGGGGACCGGGGCCGACGGCCGTATCACGAAGGGTGACGTGGCGGCGGCGCTGGAAGGTTTAACCGCGGAGGACGCGGAGAGCGCAGAGGTTGGAGAGGCTACTCCGCCAACTGACGCCGAGATACTCGACGCCATGCTCGACGAGCCGGAGGCGGCCGTGCCCGAAGAGCTCAGCTTTGCCGACCAGGTACAGGCGGCCGAAACCATCCAGGAGCTGATTGCCCTGGGCGGGCAGGCGGCTGGCGAGGCTGAGCGGGCGGCCGTGCGCGAGCGTGCCAAGGAGCTGCTGAGTCGATGAGTTGTGACGGGACGGCCTACGCTACGGCGGCCGAATTTGAAACACAATGGTATTACGATTTCGGCCTGGCCAGTGACGCGGATGCCACGGCCGAGTTGAACGCCTTGCTGGTGAAATCGGCCGGACGGATCCACGCGGCGATGCAGGCCAGCGGGCAGTGCGACTGCACGCTGGCGGCCTGGGCCACCGAGTACCTGAAGGAGCTCAACATGGTGGGCGCGGCGGTGATGTTTAATATTCCGGCCGTGCGGCTGAGCCCGGAGCAGCGCACGACGTACAACGAATATCTGCGTGATCAGCTGGAGCTGATCCGGACCGGACAGATTGAGCTGTGCCAGGGCGAGACGGCCAAAGCCCACCCGGCCTTTGGTGTGGCCGAGCTGGCGCTGACGGAGCGCAACGCGGCCCGGATTATTGATAACCGGCGGCAGCGGGAGGGCACCTGATGGCCAATCCCTCGATCCGCTTTACGGCCCACCGAGAACACCGGAAATTTAATAAGGGTTCGGAGATCCGGCGAGAGATTGATCAGACGCTCAGCGGCCCGGTGAAACAGGAGCTGGTGAAGCGGTTCGGCCTGGTAGTGGCTGACTGGACCAACAAGCCGCGCTTTTTCGGCCGTCGCAACAACCGCCTGGACAGCATCAGTATGCTGGTGCATCCGGGCGGCAATGCCCGGGCGGTGGAGATTTACGGCTTTGTGACCCTGAGGACACGGCCGCATCGCATCGAGGGCAATCCAACGCTATTTTTCCCCGGCGGGCCGTACGAGGCCAAGACACAGCCGGGCGGGGGCTACGGGGGACCAGGGATCGCGCCAGGCCCCACGGTGGCGGCGCGCTCGGTGCAGCACCCGGGTACGGAGCCGCGTAATTTTGAGGCGAAGATCGCTAAAGAGTATGAATCTGAATTTGAGCGCGTGATGGAAGCGGCTTTCCGGCGCGCATTGAGGTGAACCATGCCACGACCCATCGGCTATCGAGCCAAAAAACCGACATTGGCCAGCGAACTGGCGGCGCAGGAGGCCACCCCTCGACAAGCTCGGGGTTCGGTCGGTGAGCCTGCCGAACCGAATGCCACCGATACGGCCGTAAAACTGGCGGCCGAACACGAGCTTGACCTGGCCGGCGTTGCCGGCAGCGGCGTGGACGGCCGTATCACCAAGGCGGATGTAGAAAGCCATCTGGCGGCGTTGGCGGCCGTTGAATCTGAACCTAACACAGGAGGCGACAATGAGCCTGAAAACTAATGTCTGGGTGACCCAGGCGGGGACCGTTTATCTAAAGAAAGCCGGGACATTCGGCCGCTTTGAGTGGGGCGGTCGGCAGATGCGCCTGGGTGAGAGCCAGGACGAGCTGGGCGGGGCCAGCGTGACCACGCGGCAGAACCCGCGCGGCGGCATCGAGCGGGATTCGATTTTGCTAGAAGCGCCGGGCACGGTGAGTTTTGACCTGATGATGAAGGACGTGCAGGCCAGCCGCAAAAAGTCTGAGCTGAAGCGCTTTTTCTACCACATTGACAAACGGCTGCACGTGGAAGGCCGCGACCGGGATGCACCCGATGCCTGGACGGAAATCATCCGCAAGGTGTGGTGTAAGGCCAGCGGCCGGACCACACCCGCCTCGACCTGGGAAGGCGAGGAAGAGGGCATGGTGACGCTGCCGTTTGTGGGGCTGGATGAAATTGACATCTACCGGGTGACGCTGGAGACCAGCGAGGCGATTACCCAGGCGTTGTCTTTGGTGGACGTGGCGGTGGCTCGCGGTGAGGACATTGACCCCGAAGAGGGGGCGCTGCTGTATGCGGTGAGCACGCTGGTGGCGGCCGGGTCGCCGTACCTGTATGTGAATAAATTTGGCGGCGACAATGACCAGTGGACGGCCGTAGAGCTGACCGAATGGACAACGGCCGGGGCCACGGCCGTGCTGGGGCTGGGTGATTTTGTCCTCATCGTTTCCGGCGGCGAGGGCGCGGTGCTGCGCAGCGATGATCGGGGCACCAGCCGGGTAGAGGTGACTTACAGCGAGTGGGCCGCCAATGCGCCGGCGCAGGTGGACGGCGTAGACCAGACCTTTATTGTGGTCTGCGGCGCCAACGGCTATATCTGGGCCAGCTATGACGGCGGCCGTACCTGGGAGACGCTGAGCGCCGGGAATGTGACCACGCAGAATTTGAACCGCATCCAGATTGACCGCAATAACCACCAGGTGATCTGGGCCTGTGGCGCAGCTAATGCGCTGCTGAAGAGTGAAAATGGCGGCGAGACGTGGGCGGCCGTAACCGGGCCGTCGGCGGCTGACGCCCTCATTGGCCTGTGGGTGGAGGATGAGGACCACGTGCTGATCCTCAACGATGACGGCGAGCTGTGGGAAACGAGCGACGGCGGCGAGAGCTGGACGCAGCAGTCGGCGCTGGATGATATGATGGCCACACCGAGCGCGGCCGACATCATGGCCGCGCCGGGGGATGTGTATTACCTGGTGGCCAACGATGGCACCGATACGCGGGTGTGGCGCAATGTTGAGGGCGGCGCCGATGGTTATTGGGTGCGCCTGATTACGGCCAACCCGGCGCAGCTGCTGCGGGCCATTGCCGTGGTGGATGAAAACCGGGCGGTGGTGGTGGGTGGTGCTGCGGCCGATGATCCGATTACGGCGTTGATTAACTAAGAATGATGCGTGAAACGTGAAACGTGAACTTCTTCACGTTTCACGTTTCACGTTTCACGTAGATGATTTACACCACACAGGCGGGGATCGGGCTGGGAATCGGCCGGATTGACCGCCAGCACATTGACAATTTGTTGGCCAGACGGCCGATGCCCGAGCCGCCGACACGCACGGTGCAGGTATGGGGTGGCATCGAGGAAGAGGAGCCACTGTGGAACGATCCGGCGTACCAGGTTGAGCTGACGACGTTTTGGCTCCAGCTGGGCCGGGAGCAGCTGGAGCTGGTGACCCCGGCCGTGACCATCCTAAGCGGCGCTGAATCGGTGGATTTACGCGAGCTGGAGGAGGCGGGGATTAGCCGGAGTGACCCGGCCGGGCGGCTGCGCGCCGGGGTGTTGGGTGACCCGCTTGATTTACAGGCGGTGGTTGAGCTGGTCTTTTACCTGTCCACCGTTACCCAGCGGGGCATCGACGAGGCCACGGCCGCTTTCCGGGTGCTGTGGCTGGATAAGCCGGTGCTGGCCTGGAAGGTGCCGGGGGCGCCGGCAGAGTACGCACCGGTTTACCGCGACCGGCAGGCGGCCCGGAGTGGTGGGTACAGCTGGGAGCGGTTCGGCAGGCTCACCGGCCCGGAGCAGAGCGCGGAGGTGGCGTTCTTTTTGATTGAGCGGCGGTTGGGCTGGTTGATGAGCAGGATGAAATAGGGCGTGAGGCGTGAAGCGTGAAACGTGAAGAAGAATCACGTTTCACGCCTCACGTTTCACGATTAACAACGCGACATAAAGAGAAGCCCTGAGAGGCCATTGGTTTGCGCGCGAACGTGAAGCATAAGCGAAGCGTTGCAGCAGGCTGATGGCCTCTTTTTGTTTAATGCCCGGTTTTTTGCCGGGCGCGGAGGCCGATAGCAGCCATGAATAACGATGTGATGATCCTCAACTGCGGCGTGACGCTGCATCTCCAGGCGGTACAGGAAACGATTCTACAGGATTTGATGCTGGAATTCGGCGATATGGCGTTGATTCGCCAGCCAGAGCGGATTCTACAGCTGCAAGGAGCGCAGCAGGTGCAGGCGCTGGCGGCGACGGGCAAACTATTCACCTACTGTGCCGGGTGGGGGGTAGTGACCAATCCACCGGATAAGGCTAATGAACTGATGGAACTGTTGGGGGGCGCTGGCAGCGCTGATACGGCCGCCGACAAGCCGCACCTGCGCCGGGCCAACTGGATCCGCACGATTACCACGCAGCAGGAGCGCGGCGAGCTGATCGGCCGGGTGATGGCGATCAGTTTCCCGGAGAAGAAAACGGCCGTTGCGGAGCCAGCTCCCGGCAGTGAGGCGATTGCCGAACTAACGAAGCAGCTGGCCAATGGTCAGGCGGCACGCATTGCCGAGCTGGAGGCGCAGTTGAAGGCAATTCAGGCTAATGGCCATACGGCCGTATCCACACCTGCGCAGCCAGAGGGCGAGGGCTAAGGGGAGCCGATGGCCGAAACCGAGGAGCTAGGGCTGGAGGTTGCCGTTGAAGGCTTTCGTCGCTTCATGTCGCAGATGGACGACATGGACCGGGCGATTGGCGGTACTGAGAAAAGCTGGGGCGGCATGAGCGGCGCGGCCGGTATTGCTACGGTAGCGTTGGGCAACCTGGCGGCGCGGGGGATTGAGCTGGTGGTGGAGGGGCTGGTACGCATGGGCGAGGGGCTGGTGGCGGTGACGGCCGAGAGTGTGGGCATGGCCGCCGACTTCCAGGAGCAGATGGCAATTCTGGAAGTGGCTGCTCGGGGAAGCAATCTGGCTTTTGATGATTACCACGATATTGCAATAAAGGTGGGGGGGGATACCCAGCTAGTGGGAGCCTCCGCCTCTGACGCCGCTGAAGTGATGACTATTTTAACCAAGAGCGGCATGAGTACAGGCGAGATGTTTGGCGACCTCAATGGCTATATGGCCGGGACGGCCGAGCTGGGCGGTGCGGTACGGGCGGCCATCGACTTGGCTGCGGCCAGCACGCTAGATCAGGCGCAGGCTGCCGAGTTATCGACCGTTGTGCTTGCCACCTGGGGGGGCGAGTTGGAGACGGAGGCCGAGCGAGCCGAATTCCTCAACCAGGCCATGAATAACATTGTCCAAACGGCCGATGCCAGCAATGCCGAAGTTAACGATCTGGCTGAGGCTTACCGGAACGTTGGCCCATCGGCAGCGGCAGCGGGTATCCCCATCGAGCAGACAAACGCGTTTCTGGCGATTTTGAGTACGCGGGGGATTAAGGGAGCCGAGGCCGGGACGCAGCTGAAATCGATGTTCACCAATCTCACGCGACCAACTGCTCAGGTAACCGGCGCGCTTAACGAGCTGGGGGTGGAATTGTACGACGCCGAGGGCAATATGCGGGAGTGGCCAGACATTCTGGCCGATATGGAAAAAGCGCTCTATGGCGTCTCTGAGGTGACTGTAGTTGTTGGCGGCCGCACGGCCGAGCAAAACCACCAACTCGACCTGGCGCAGCGTGCCTACCAGCAGGCCACCGACGCACTGTATAAGCACAGCGCGGGCATTAGTGTTCTTTCTGACAAACAACTGGAGAAATACATCACGCAGCAGGCGGCCGCCAATGCCGAAATCGCTCAGCTAGAGAGCATCACCGGTGAGGCAACAACGGCAACCAAGCAGCTCACGGAGGCCGAGCGTAACGAGTATATACAAACACTCGCTGGCAGCTATGGCAAAAACGCGCTCATCAGTCTCCTGGAGGAGGGCACAGAAGGGTACGAGGAGATGACGGCCGCCACAGCCGAGGCGGCTACGCTTCAGGAGCAGATGGCGGCTCGAACGGCCACCTACAATGGTCAACTAGAGGCCATGAGGGGCACGGTCGAAACGCTCAAGATAGCCATCGGCGAAAAATTCCTGCCCGTTCTCACCGAAATGGTGCAGGGTTTTGCCGGGTTTATCGAAGAGCACGGGCCGCAGATTGAGGCGATGTTCGGCCGTCTGGGGACCTTCCTCAGCGAGGAGCTGCCGCCAATTTTTGAAGGCATCGTGAACTTTTTCATTAACGATTTGCCAGGCGGGATTGAAACGGCCGTGGGCTTCTGGGAGGGCACGCTGCTGCCCGCCTTTGAGAACGCCCGGGCCTTCATCCAGGAAAACATTTTGCCGGTGCTGGCTCAGTTTGGCGAATGGTTGCAGCTGGCGCTGCCGCTGGCCATCCAGATTGCCACGGATTATTTCAACAATTATTTGCTGCCGGTGATCAATTCGCTGGTGGAGCAGTGGGAAACGAAACTGCAACCGGCGCTGGCCGGGTTGTGGAGCTGGCTGCAGGAGGTGATTCCGCCGGCGATTGAGTTTTTGACGCGGATGTGGAATGAGTACCTGGCCCCGGCGCTGGCGGCCGTGGGTCAGTTTATGGCCGAGACGCTCATCCCGCTGCTGGGCACGCTGGTAAGCTGGCTGATTGAGCATATTCCGGTGGCGGTGGAGACGCTGGTGAGTTTTTGGACGGGCACGCTGCAACCGGCGCTGGAAACGGTGTGGGCATTTATTCAGGACAATGTGATCCCGATTTTTGAGACGGTGCGCGACTGGCTGGCGGTGAAGCTGGCCGAAGGCACCGAGAAACTGAGCGACATCTGGCAGAACACGCTGCAACCGGCGCTGGAGATAGTTTGGGAATTTTTGAACGAAAGTGTTTTTCCGCTGCTGAAATCGATTCAGGAATTTTTGGATACGGTGTTTGGCCTGGCGCTGACGGTGTTTGCCGGCATCTGGCAAAACGTGCTGCAGCCAGCGCTGCAGGAGGCGTGGCGGCTGTTTGATGAAAAGATTTTGCCGGTACTGACGGCCGTGTGGGAGTTCATCAAAGACAAGGTGCAGCCGATCATCCAGGGTTTTGTGGATGGGGCGCTGGCGGATTTGCAGCGCTCGTTGGGCTATATATCTGATGCCTTCAGCGTCCTGAAGGGCTGGATTGATGACGTGACGGCCGCGCTGCAGAACGTGGAGGTGCCGGAGTGGATGAAGGGTGATAGCCCGCCGCCGCTGTACCACTCGCTCAATTACATCAGTGAGGCGATGCGGCATCTTAGCCAGGTGGAGCTGCCCCGCTTGCGCGTCGGGTTTGATTTGCCGCCAATGTCAGACATGATGGCCAGCGTCTCGTCTATTGCTCCGCCGGGGGTGGGTGGCAGCAGCGCGACAAACATCAACCAGGACAACCGGCAGTTTAACCTGACAACCCAGAGCACAACCCAGCCGGGCGGCCTGGCGCTGGAATTTGCCTTTATGGAGAGTGCGAGCCGATGATCGACGGACTGACTGAAGGCGACCAGATTTTAGTGCCCAACGGCGGCGGGACATACCGGCCGTATTCGCTGCTGAACCTCTTCGGCCTGAACCCGCGCAAGCTGCGTGAGGCGCGCAACCAGGGTATGGCACCGCTGCATTTTATTACCCAGCGTGGCCCGTACCAGGATGGGGAGACGCCGCTGGACATGCGTTGGGATACACGCACCTTCCAGATTGTGATTGCCGAGCAGCTGGCCCACCGCACGACCCTGTGGGACCGGCGCAACTGGCTGTTGGATTTGTTACGGCCGTCACGATCCTTTGAGGGCATTGTGTACCCGCTGGTGTATCGCAAGTGGCTGCCGGGCGGCAAGGTTGAGCGGGGCAGCGACCTGGTGGTGAGCAACGGCGGCACGACGGCGACGAGTGCCAGCGGCCGTTTCCTGCACCAGGGCGGCCTGGAGGCGGGCGGCCGCATCACCATTGAGGGGGTGGATTATACGGTGGGCAGCGTGCCGAATGATTTCACCGTCATCCTGGCGGCGGCCTATGCCGGGGCGACAACCACGGCCGGGGCCTGGCGCTACACACGCAAGCGAGCGTTCCGAGACATTTTTTGCCTGCTGGAGCAGGGGCCGCAGTTTGATACCGGCCCTGGGCCGGGCACGTTTTACCCGCAGGGCTACCGCGAGGCGCTGCGTTTTGTGGCTCATGATCCGTTTTGGTATGGCGCGGAGCAGAGTCAGACCTGGGTGATTCCTGACAATGTAGGCGACCTGGTGTTTGATGGGTCTGGGGCCTGGTTCGGCCGGACGACAGGCAACGGGCGTTGGGCGTTTGTGGCCGGGGCGGTGGGTGAAACGGTGGATATTACCTATTGGGGCACGCGGCGGGCGCGGCCGGTGGTGTATGTCGATGGCCCGGCCAGCGATCCTTCGGTGACTCATTTAGGGACCGGCCGGCAGATTGTGCTGGATTATGATGCGGCCAGCGGGGAGACGGTGATTATCAATACGCTGGACCTGACAGTGAGTAACGGCGCTGGGGTGAACCTGATGCCCTACGTCAGCGGCGACCTGGCCCTATTCGGCATCGAGCCGCCGCCGGTGGCGCCCAATCGGGTGAACCAGATTCAGATTGCCTTTAGCGGCGGCCTGGTGGGGGTGAGTGCGGCGCGGCTGGTGTGGAGGAATATTTATGTGGGCATTTAGACGGAGGATTGACAATGACGCAAATTAGCCGGCCGCAGCCGGAGCATCAAAATAGTGGCTACCTGGACAGCGGGCCGTACAGCGCCGACCAGTGGGCCGAGCTGTACAAAATTTTATTCACGCGCGACAACGCGGCCGCCCAGGGGCCGTTTGAGTACGTGCTGAACGAGCTGGCGGTGACCAACCCCAGCGGCAGCGACATCCAGGTAAATACGGGTTGGGGGATTTGCAACGGTCACCTGCTGAAGGCTGACGCGGCCGTAACATTCAGCCCGGCCAGCCCCAGCGCCAACCCGCGCATCGATGTGGTGGTGGTGGTGGAGAACAACACGGCCGTGGCGCGCACGGCCGGGATTGCCAGCGGCAATGCGCTGGTGTTCCCCACCAGCCTGACGGATTACGATGGCCTGAGCAGCCTGCCACCCTACACCTGCCGCCTGGCGATTTTGCAGGGCACGGAGGCGGGATCGCCGACGGCACCGACACTGGATGTGGATACAGCCACGCTGTTTATGGTGCCGCTGGCCCAGTACCAGATCAGCACCGGCGGGGTGGTGAGCGCCCTGACTAACCGGCGGGAGTTTGCCGGGGTTGTTGACCGGACGCGGCGGCTGTGGCTGAGTGCCGGGGCGCTGTTTAGCACGGGTACGTTGGGGGCCGACGTGCTTTCGGCATTTGGCTGGCCTTCCTGGAACCTGGCTGATGCGGCCGTGCGTGAAATCTATGGCAGTTTCCGGGTGCCGGCCGATTACAACAGCGGCAACCTGACGGTGAAGCTGTGGTGGATTTGTGACAAAACAGGCAACGCCCGCCTGCGCATCCGCACCATTGGCCGGGCGGTGACCGAGAGCGCATTGACGGCGGCGGAAATTGACAGCACGGCCGATTATGCCGCAGCCACGGCTGCTCCTGGAACGCCACTGGTGACGGTGAGTACGCTGTCTACGGCCGTGCCGGTGGCCGCCGGCGATATGTTATTTGTGCGCATCACCCGCGATGCGACCCATGCTAACGATACCCTGAATGATGTGGTTTACGCGCTGGGCATCGAGGTGGAGTACACAGCAAACAGCTAATGAAACAACTATTGGTTCCCTTCATCGTTTTACTGGTTCTGGCCTTCTCGTTTTCTGGCCAGGAGTGCAAGCCGGGCGAGGTGTGCCCGCCGCCGGGTCCAACCTACACACCCACGACTATCGGCGCGGCGACGGCGACGCCCGAAAAAACGCTGCCGCCGCCTGGTCCGACCTACACACCCACGGCCGTCGGCGCGCCCACGGCGACGCCGGAGAAAACGCCGCCGGGTTGGGGTGATCGGGTTTACCTGCCTGTGGTGATGAACCTCCCGGCAGGCTCGGGGCAGGCTGCTCCCACCCCGGAGGCTTATCCGTGACCACTCTCGACCTGGTTACAAGCTCCGATGCACACGAAGACAGCACCGGGGCAAATTTCTCGGATTCGGCGGCCGTTGTTACCTGCACCAGCCACACGGCCACAGCAACGCCCAACCGCCGCTATTATGGCGGCTTTGAATTTGTACTGACGGCCGAAATACCGGCCGGGGCCACCATCGACGTGGCCCACATCACGGTGCAGGCCAACGCGCTGGCGGCCGATGATCCGAATGTGCAAATCGGCGCAGAGGACAGCGCCGACGCGCCCGGTTTTGTGACTAATGCCGACGTGACGGATCGCACCCGCACCACGGCCAGCGAGCAGTGGACGGCTACGGGCATAGGGACCAGCCCGGTCAATTCGCCGTCAATCGTGAGTGTGCTCCAGGAGCTGGTGGATACCTACGGCGGCCTGGCCAACGGCGCGGGGATTGTGATCTTCCTGGACGGCCGTAGTGATGTCATCAGCACGTTTGCCGTGGTGAGCCTGGAGGGCACCGGCGACCCGGCGGCGCTGCACATTGAGTTTACGGCCGGTGGTGGTGGTGATCCTGAGGGTTCGCTGGTAGGCGGCAAGCTGGTGGGCGGCGGCATTTTACAAGGGAGGTTGGTAGGATGAGTTCTTTTCATTACGAGGTCGTGAAAGATAGCAGTACGCACCGGGAGGGTGATTATGACAACGATACGCACATTTTATCCAGCATTACCCTGCCATCGCCTATTGTGGTGGTGGAGACGGTGGATTTTTTATCTATCCTGCGGTCTGTGGCTCAGTATTTAGACCGGTACGGCATCGAGTCGATGGAGATAGTGAGGAATGAATAAACCATGAGTTACCCAGTTTATTACCCCGTCGAGGGCGATACGCTGCCCCATTTGTTCGATACCTACGACGGCGGCACCGGGGCCAGCATTACCATGACCGGCCTGGCGGTGACCGACATTGAAATCTACAAGGACGGCGGTGTGACGCAGCGGGCCAGCGACGCGGGCTACACCCTGCTGGATACTGACGGCATTGATTTCGATGGCATCACCGGGATTCACGGTTTCAGCATCGACCTGAGCGACAACACCGACGCCGGTTTTTATGAGGTTGGGCCGTGGTATCACGTGGTGATTTCGGCCATCACCGTGGACGGCCAGACGGTGAATTTTGTAGCGGCCGCTTTCCGCATTGTTTCAGCGACCAGGGGCCTGGCGGGCACGGCGCTGCCCAATGCAGCGGCCGATGCCGCAGGCGGGCTGCCGGTCAGCGACGCGGGCGGGCTGGATCTGGATGCCATTCTGGTAGACACCGATACGACGATCCCCAGCCTGATTGCCGCCCTGAACGATTTAAGCGCGGCGGCCGTAAATGCCGAGGTGGTGGACGCACTGGCCACCGATACCTACGGCGAGCCGGCCGGCGTGCCGGGGGCGACGGTGGCGTTGGCCACCAAGATTGGCTACCTGTACATGGCGCTGCGCAACCAGGTGACGGTGACGGCCACCAAGAAAACTTTCTTCGATGATGGCGGCGCGGCCGAGTGGGAAAAAGATCTCTCTGACGACGGTGTTACGTTTACCGAAACGGAGGGGAATAGCATCTAGTGGCAATTGACACGGCCGTTAAACGCAAATCCATCTCGGCCATCCCCCTGCTCTTCCTGGGGCCGGTGGCGGTTCCCAGCGGCAGCCTGGACCAGGCGGACCGGCAGGCGCTGGCCGCCAGCTACGCCGGGATTTTGGCGGCGGGCGGCGGGCCTTCGACGACACCGTCAGTGCCGGGGACGGGCTTCAGCGTGCCGGCGCTGCTGTTTGCGGCCGGGGCGGCGGCCTATTTGCTGCTGCTGCGCGACCACAGCGGGGCCACGGTGGCTCAGTTTGCAGGGGGGGGGCGGGGCCAGAGCAGCGGTGGTTTGCAGGCGTTTAGCTATCGCAAACGGCTGCGCACACCGGGGGCAGCGACGGTGCGCATTTACGGTGACGATGACCGGGTGCGCGACTACCTGGTCCTGGATGACGGTCTTGATTTTCAGTGGGAGTTTTATCGCAATGACCCGCTGGATACGGCCCGGGATTTTTACAAGGATTTTGAGGCGTTCCACCGGGGCGAGAATTTTAGCCAGGAGGCCAGCGGCCGTTTTATCTACATCAGCTATGGCCAGGGGTACAACGTGCTGCTGTATGCCGATGTGATCCGCTATGCCAGCGGCAGCAGCCAGGCGCAAAAGAATGGTGACGTGGCGGCCGTGGCGCGGGCTTATGTGAGTGAGAATATCGGACCGTTGGCCGGGGTGGACGGGCTGGGTAACAGCCGGGTGATGCCGGGGCTGACGGTGGCCACCAGCGCGGCGCTGGGCAAAACCTGGCAGGGCGACCGGGCCAACAAACTGCTGGCCGACGTGCTGAGCGAGCTGGCGGAGTACGGGCCGGGGGATTATATGGTGCTGGGGGCAGGCCCGGCGGCGTTTGAGTTCACCTGGCGCAACACCCGCTGGGGGGCGGACCGGACGCGGGGCAACAGCGCCGGCAATGCGCCAGTGATCCTCAGCCCGCAGTATGGCAACGTGGAGGGCATTGCCGCCGATTACAAACACCTCAACGAGGTGAATGTGGTGTATGCCCTGGGCCAGGGCAAGGGGGCGCTGCAAAAGGTGCGAACGGCGGCCGACAGCAGCCTGCTGGCCCTTTCGCCGTGGGCACGCCGGGCGGTGGCTCGCAGCGGCCGTAACAGCAACGATGATAATGAGCTGGATGACCAGGCCGAGGCGATGGTGAATGAGCAGCGGCCGATCCGCCAGATTAGTTTTAGCGTGCGGCAGACGGTGGGGACACGGTACGGCCGTGATTGGGACATGGGCGACCTGGTGACGGTGGAATATTTGGGCCGGGATTATGACATGAAGGTGATGGGGGTGACGGTGAGCGCCAGCAGCGACGGCGCGGAGTCGATTACGCCGGAGTTTGAGAGTGAGGTGGGGGCATGACATTGGATGGGAGAGTGCGAGGGTTGGAGACGCTGGAGACGGCGGCAGCGGATACGGAGGCGTGGTCGAAGGCATTCTCCATGCTAATGACATTTCCCGGCCTTCGGGGGCTATGGACGCTGGGCAGCTACAACGCCAGCGGGGAGGCGGTCGATCAATCTGGGAACGGGCTGCACCTGACGCGCAGCGGCGTATTGCTGGAATCGGCGACGGCCCCGCTGGCACCGAAGTCGTTTTGGGGGTCGGCCTCGCACTATTTATCGCACGCGGATTCATCTGATTTTGATTTGATTGGTAACGAATCGTATGTGCGAAGCGGGCAGGATTTTCGTGGCCTCACGGCAGGTATGTGGATACGGCCGAATTCGGGCACGGGCGAGCAGTGGGCGATGTCAAAATATTTGGCCGGAGGAAATCAGAGATCGTACGCACTGCTCCTGAATAATTCATCGTCTGACAACGCGCAGTTTATTGTGTCCGGCGATGGCGCAACAACATTTAGTGTGGTTTCTAGTATTAACACAGCGGTGAACTGGATGTTTATTCTCGCCCGTTACCGATCGGAAGTGCCGGATATAGCCGTTTTTGCGAACGGCATCTGGGTGGCGAACAGCACGTCTATTCCGTCTACGCTGTTTAATGGTGCGGCCGCGTTTAGGATTGGTGACGATGACACCGGATCGGGCCGCGGGTTTACAGGCCGAGGCTCGCTGGCGTTTTTGTGCCATGCGGCCGTGCCCAGCAATCTGGTTGAGACCTTCTACTACCTATCTGCTCCGCAATACAGCGGTTGATGGCTTTTAGGCATCTATTTATCTACACGGAGGATTTGCAAATGGACGTTTTAGCAAATGGAACATTTTTAGCTGCGGTCAACACGGCCGTGCGTAACTCTACATAAAGGAGATTGTGATGGAATTTCAATTACCAGTTTTAATCGGCCTACTGATCGAGGCCATTGTGTATTACACCGAGCAGCTGGCGGTGGAGAAGAACTTTGACTGGCGGCTGATTGCCGCGCTGGTGGCTGGCATTGCCGGGGCCGTGGTGTTTGGGCAGGACGTGTATGCGGCGGCTGGCTTAAACGCGATGGTGCCGTTTTTGGGCAGCGTGTTCACTGGCATCCTCTTCAGCCGGGTGGCCAACGCCTCGCACGATGTAATCCAGCGGGTGCGGCAAAAAACGGTGGCTGTTGTTGCGGCCACGCCGGCCCAGATCGAAGCGGCAATGGAGTAGACGCGGACCACCATCATGGCAAACGGCGAACAGCAGATTCTGGTCATTACCGAGCAGCGCCTGCTGCAGATTGTGAGTACGGCCGTAACCGCCGCGCTGGCCGAGCTGGATATGGCCACGGCCGTGCAGCTGCGCAGGCAGCTGGAGAAAACGCGCTACCGGCTGGCGGATGCGGAAACGGCCGCCAGAACGCAGCGTGAGGTGGCGGCGCTGCGGGCGGAGAAAGTGACCCAGCTGGAGCTTGAGCGCGACCGGCTGAAGGAAGAAAAATACCGGCTGGAGGCGCGCGTGGCCATGATGCAGTCGGTGATCAAAAACCTGGAAAACGAGGCGGCGTTGGCGGGGCCCAACGCAGGCGAACGCAAACCATGAACGAGCCAACCAACAACGATGAACTAAGCCAGGTTGTGGGCCACGTGGCCAAATTGCGCGTGGAGCTGCGCGGCCTGCTGCGCGACATCCGCTCGGCGCGGCGGGAGGTGGAGGAGCTGCGCGCCGAGGTGCGGGCGGAAACGGCCGCGTTGCGGGCGGATATGGCGACCATGCTGTCGCGGCAGAATTCGCGCATTGAGGACAACAAAAAAAAATTGTCCGGCTCATTGCGGGTATCGGCGGTTTCTACCGGCGGTTGATTGACGCCGAGGAAACGCTGGCCTTTGTGAAATCAATCATTAGGCCCAAAACGGGTGAGCTGAAACCGCGCACCACGTTCCACGGTCAGATGGCAAACGCGTTCAGCCTGGATGAGATTCGCCAGATTTGTTTTGACCTGGCGGTTAATTTCGAGGAGCTGCCCGGCACGCGGCTGTCGGACAAGTGCCGAGAATTGTATTTGTTTATGGAGCGGCGCGGCGACCTGGTGAGATTGATCGGCATCTGCCAGGCGGAGCGGCCGGCCGAAAATTGGATGGTGACATAATGATTTTGCTTTTCCAGGACCCCGGCACATTAGTGCTGCTGCTGGACCCGCTGCTGTTAGTGTGCGGCGGTACGGCCGTGTTGGCCGTGTTCGGCGGCATTTTGTATTGGCTAAGGCGGCGGCGATGATTCCGATCCCGATTTTATACGTTTGCGCGCAAACGGTCGTATGTCTGTTTGCGCTCGTCGGCGGCGCGGTGGAAGCGGCGACGGCCGTACCGCCTATTGAGAGTATGCCGCTGAGCCTGACCAACTACTGGTTTTTCGGCCCAGACGGGGAGCCCATTCCCTGGCAAGGCCAGGCGGACGGCAATCCGGCCGTCTACGCTAATTTGCATCCCACCGCCGCCGGTCACGAGTGGCTGGTAGCCAGCTGTATCCAGGAGTGGACAAAATTGTATGAGGGTGAGTGGAGCTGGACAACGGCCGTTTCCTTCACCTGGCAGGGCGAGGATCGGCAGCTGCTCTGCTTTGATAATTTTGGTGATGTGGATTACCGACGGCCGTTTTTCCATGAGCGCTACGGGCTGTGGGTGATCCCGGTGGATGTGCTGACCAACGAGCCGTCTTACGGCCTGATTTGGGATTGGCACGCCGATATGACACGAATTGAGGAGATAGAGCAACCATGAGTTACATAACCTACCACATGCAGGATCCGTTCCTCGACTGGAACAAATATCTCACCGAAGCCTACTCAGCCGGGTCGCCGTTCGCCAGCATCAAAACGTTTCACCCGGAGGATTACGGCACGGCACAGGCGGCCAGCCCGGGAATTCTGGTGATTTATCGCAGCTATGCTGACAAGGAAAACCAGGGCGGTTGGATAGACCGGGCGGGGGTTTCGGCGGCCGAGGCAGACAAAGCGGCCGATGAGTACATCGTGCGATTTAGGGATTCGGTCAACCAGCACATGGGGACCAGTAAAAACGGCCTGAAATTTGCTGAATCATTGAATGAGGAATACCCGACCGACAACATTCCCAAGCTGAAAAACATCGTGGCCTTTGACCGTGCCTTTGTACGCCGCCTGCCGGTTCACTGCCCCGGCCTGCTGCCGGTGGTGTTTGCGGCCGCCGTGGGTAATCCAGATCACGATGAGTACGTCCACCTGGTGGACCTGGCGAAGGAGACGGCCGCGGCCGGCGGGGCCTTTGGCTACCATGCCTACACCTCGGTTTATAAAAATCAGGATTGGATTGAGTCGGCCGCCCACCAGCGCGATCTCCATCTGCGCTGGGATGTGATTGATAAATTCCTGGTGGGCCTGGGCATCCGGGTGAAATGGTTTTTGGGTGAAGGCGGACCGATCAAATCCAACCCGGATGGTTACAGCCCGTCGCCGGTGCCGGGCTGGAAACATGGCGACGTATACGGCGGCAGCGTGACAAAATATATTGACCATCTGCGGCGGCTCGACAGCGTGCTGGCGGGGACACTGGCTGCCAAAGACGGCCGTTTGCTGGGCCTGGCATTGTTCACCAAGCCGGGCCAGGGCCAATGGGACACGTTTGATTTACCGGCGTTTGAAATTAAAGAATATGTCAAGGCCAACCCCAGCCCGCCACCGGTGGTGATTGACCCTGACCCTGGAGGCGACATGGACTGGAAAACTGAAATTTGGGCAGTAAGTGTGCAGGAGCAAATTGATCGAGGCATTCCGCTAAACCCGGATGCCGGGTTGCAGCAGTTGATCCTGGACCGGCCAGGCTACACGCCAGTGCATCGTGAGCGCAGTGTAAAAACGGCCGATGGTATCGAACGCGGCTTCATGGCGGCCGAGGATGTGACCGGCCAGGGGCCACGGCTGGTGTTTGTTTTTAAGAAGCCATGGAGTGGGCCGAGTGGAGTTGAGGTGATTGGCGACCCTGGTGAGACGGCCGTTGCTGCTCAATTCGCCGCGCCGGTGGGGACGGATGAGGAGCGAGCGGCCGGGGAGCTGTGGAATGAGTGATTGGTTTGACGCAAACCCCTACCTGACGCTCTACTCGTTCGGCAACCCCATCCGCACGGCCTATCACACCGGCGCGGATCTCAATCTCAACTCACCCACCTGGGACGCCGACAAAGGCCAGCCGGTTTACGCCGCAGCCAACGGCCTGGTAACGTTTGCTGAGCTGGTGCCGGCACCTTCGACGTGGGGCCGGCTAGTGGTGATTCGGCACGTTCTGCAGGACGGGTCGATTGTCCACAGCCGCTATGGTCATCTGGCCTCGCTGGTGGTGGAGGCGGGCCAGGTGGTGCAGCTGGGCGATGTGTTGGGCACGATTGGCGGGGCCGAGTTCGGCCTGGCTAATCACCTGCATTTTGACATCAGCCACAGCGCAGTGCTGGAGAGTAATCCGACACACTGGCCCGGCAGCAACAAACAGGCGGTGCTTGATAATTACACCGACCCGAAGGCGTTTTTGTTGGCTCATGTGTAGGAAATGAAAAAGCCCGGCGGGGTGCCGGGCTGTGAACTTTAACAAAAGAATATTTGACCTATTCACCGTTCCAGAAAACTATTTTTGAGATGGTCATGATTTCGGTGGCATCGCCGCGCTGGATTTGCAGCTCGAAATAATCATCGGTGACGTTGGCGATCTCCCACACCTCTGGCGGGCCGGGCACATCGTTGACCATGCCGCGCTCGATGACAAACGCACTGCCGATGTTGTCGAAATTGAATTTCACTTTCGGCCGTCCAGCGCCAGGGCGCGGGCCACCGCTGCCAGCGCCAGGGCGACGGCCGCCCCAGTTTGATTTTTTACTCATCTTCACCCTCTATAATTTGTTTTAAGGTATCGGAGAAACCGGTTAGAAACTGAATCAGGTTGCGTTCGTTATCGTAGGCGGTGTCAACTCTGCGCCAAATCATCTGCTGTTTGAACAGCAGTTCCGTTTCCAGTTTTTCGTAAATCTCGGCAATTGATTCTGGCGTACCTACGGCCGTTATCGGGAAAATGACCAGTGCGCCATTATGTTTTAGCGGCCGCCAGGTGCCGTTGATCTGAATGTGCAATTCCGCCTGCCGGAAATGAATCATGTCCGTTTGCGTTTTACCATCATGGTATTTTTTCGCCGTTTCAGCGTGGAATAGTCTCAAGGCGTCCATTGCCGGTTTGATGAATCCGTTTTCCTGGGCCTGAAATTCGATTGCGTGTGAGTGCCCGTCGCTCCATCTAAATGTGTCCATTTCTAAAATCTCCTAAATCTGGCAGTGTCCTCACTACGAAACATTGCAGCAATAGAGGTTTCGGCGTTTATCTCGGCATCGCGCTCCCGATGCATTTCAGCCTCCCTTTTTTCCTTGAGGGTGATCCGCTTGGGCTTTGGCGGGTGCGCGGGCTTGGACGGCTTAGGCCAGTATTTCAGGTACTCGCCACGTCTCCTGTATCGGCTGGCTGATTGCACGGCCGTGCCATAGGTATAACCGGTCGTTTCTAAAAACTCTTCCAGACTAGCAGCCTCGTTCCAGGTCGCTACAAACTCATCTCTGTGCATGATACCTCCAACAAAGAAAATGGGGGCCGAAGCCCCCTGCTATCTTAGCGATTGATTAAGCGCCGTTCCTGGCTGTTGGGGAGGCGGTGGCCGTAGCGCCCGCGATTCTCGGTCACAACGTACCAGTTGCCGTCTTTGTCGTTGAAAGGCCGTTCGCAGATGACCAGTGCGGAATTGTCCTTGAGAGCCGCTTTGGCCTCTTTGCTCAGACCGGAAACGTAACGGAATTTGCTGCTGCCAAACCCTTTTGCTGTTCCACTGACGATAATTTTAGACATTTTGTTGCTCCTTTTGTGCCTCTCGGCTGGTTAATTAAACTTGATTGAATAATACATGAAAACTATCAAGTTGTCAATACCCAGAACCTTAAATTTTTGAATTTGGTCAAATATTCGATTCGTAACGGCCGTGAGGGGTGCGCCTGGCAATTTAGTAGACCGGGCGCAGACGGCCGTATGATTGTTTTAGTGGAATAAGCTGCGAACGTCCGTTCGCAAAAGGAAAGGTGAAAAAGTGACTGATTACACATTGCAAGTAAAAAGCGTGCTGGAGGCGGGCGACCGTCTCATTATTGAATATTTACCCGATGCCCCGCCGCCACCACCACCCCCGCCGCCGCCAACGGGCGAACTTATTTATGACCAGCCAGCACCAGAGGAGATTACCCCTGACCTGCTGCCGCTGCCGGGCTTGCTGCACGACCCCGGCCTGTATCACGGCCTGGCCGTGGGCGTAACGGCCGACGGCGAGCGCCGGGTGTACCATGCCGATCACGAGCATGGCCAGAATCCGGGCCAGGCGTGGCTGGCCGAGGTCTTTGGCGATTATATACAGCACCTGAGCCAGAGCATCTCCTATCTCTGGCAGACGCCAAATGAGAATCAGCTGAAGCACGAGGGGTACAAGTGGGGCGGCTTCGATTACCGGGCTGACCCCAAGAGCCCGCGTGTGGCCAATGCCGGTTTTGTGCTGGCGGCGTTTGTGCAGACGCACGCGATGGGCACGGCCGCTGCTGCCCTGGCGCGCTTCCATTCGTTCTGGGGCATGGCTCTGGTGCGCTCGCTGGACGGCCGTGAGGGGATTATTCTAACGGGTGGGCACCAGGATTTTGGCCAGCTGGTGGTACCCTACAAGGGCGGGCCCCAGGCGATTGTGGCCCTGCCAGATGCGCCGCAGCCGCCATATGATGATGAGGCGCCGCCCTACCGGGGGCATTCGACGCTGAGCGCGGCCGATGACGGCAACACCACCTGGAACAGCGTTTACCGACGTGCCTCGCTGCCGTCCATCGCGCCGCACGTGCTGGTGCGCTATGCGTTCCGGCAGACGCGCATTCACCAGTACCCGGCCGGTGACCCGGCCGATGCGGCCGCTTACCTGTATTATTCGGGCGGGGGAACCTACGATCCGGACACGGTTTACAATTCGACCAAGCGCAATTTACCGTACCAGGTGGAGATAGATATTCCTGAGAGCCTGGCCGGGCCGGATGGGATGGTGCGATTTGAGGGGTTTACTGACGTGCGCGGCAATGTGATTGAGGCGGCCGAGCCAGGGCCCAATGCGGTACCGCTGGTCATCGACGCGCCGGCGGGCAGTTATATGATCAACTACCCCGGCGAGGGGTCGCCGTTTGACCTGGTCAACTTCTTTGACGGGGATGTGTATTTTGATGGCGCGGGCCAGGTGGTGGATCGTTTTGCGCCGGGGGCACGGCCGTCGGGCTGGGTTGGTCCAAAGAATTAGATTGCTGTTGGGCTGCTGATTGTCGAGAAAGAAAAAACTCCTGGTGGATCACCAGGAGTTTTTTATTGCATGGGGCTGCTGCGGTAACGGCCGTTTGCGTTCGCAGCGAACGCCGCCTGGACAGTATCCCCCCTCTCGACTGAGAACATACCCCTAGTAATTCCCGTTATTACGAGTATGAGCCTGATCGCCCGCCCCTGCCCTACATTTCCGCCAGGCGCCGCCATAAATCGCGGCGCTCGTGCAATAGGCTGTCTGACACATCTGCCCACGACGGCCGTGCGCTCGGCCTTTGCCGCGAATTCTGGCGCGGGCTGGGCACACGGCCGTTTTTCGGCACAGGTGTGGCCCGACGGCCGTTTCCTGCGTCGCAGCGGGCGAATTTTCGACCAGCCGGCAATCGGCCGCTTTGATGGCCCAGCCACGGCCCACGTCGCGCAGGGCCTGCTCAAACGTCACGCCCCAGCGCCGGGCGGCGATGTAGGCAGCCAGGCGGCGACGGCCGTGTTCGCCGATGGCGGCCGTGTCCAGGTCGTAGACCCACTCGCTGCGGCCGTCACGATAGAAGACCTCGCGCGGGCGAGCGGCCGTAACCGGGAGGGTATCAGTGCCGAACAGCTCCAGCCAGGTGGCGCGCTGACGGCCGTTTGTGGTGGTGACGTGGAATTGAGTTTGCATTTCCATAGCTGCCTCCTCGCACGATCTAAAAAGCCGCCCTACCCTGTTTGGTGTAAGCGGCCGGTTGCTGATCGGGCTGGTGTTTGTTGCGCATCGTGAAACAAACAGGTGTTCTAATTATAGCATATATTGAAGTTTGTCAATATGTTGGGCGGGTACGGCCGTTGGCGGGAAACGAAAAAGCGCACCAGGTGAGTGCGCTTTTTCAGGTCGCCAGTCGTTTGGGGGGAGCTGGGGAAGATGGCCATTGTACTGCGTTAGCTCTCTTCCTCCAAATCTAAATCGGCCGGGTCACAGATAAACCCAACCCAACACGCGCCAACCACCGACTGAATCTCTGGCTCATCCAGGCCCAGGTAGCCGGCCACGTCGAACAACAAGAATGCCTCGATACGGCCGTACTGTCCGTCCAGCTCCAGCTCGCCACGCAGGGCGCGCAGCTGGTCCACTGCTTCCTCGCGGCTAAGCCAGGCGGGCTGGGTCGCGGGCGTTGTTTGGGGGCGGCCGTGCAGCCAGTAGCCGAGGGTGATGAGTAGGACGGCAGTGGTTAGGGCAAAGAAGATGGGGGTTATCGGGTTCATACGGTCTCCTCATCCACCTGAACATTGACGCTGGCCATCCAGCTCCAGCCGCTGCCAATGGCCCGCTTGCTCGTTTGCACGGCCGGATCATCGTCGTTGAGTTTCATGATGTTGGCGGCACGCTCTGAGCTGATGCGGTCGGCGTCGATGACGATACGGCCGTTTTCGTGGCGATTGTAGAAATAAAAGTGGCCATCGTAAACAATGTGCAGTTTGATAGTTACGGTGTGGTAAAATGGTTCTGTCATGTGGTTAGTTCCTCGTGATACGGCCGTTTCCCTTTGCTTTTGACGAGGTGGGGAAACGGCCGTTTTTGTTTATAAGCCTTTTTCGGCGGCGGCGATGGCCTCGCGCCCTACCGACGCAAGATCCTTGGTTGCCTCGATCCAATCATCAGCACCGTAAAATGCGTCTAGCTCCAGTAAGTTTTCATAGCCTTGTGTCAATCGCTTCAGCGTCTCCAGTAGATGTGGCGCGGCGGCGATCAGGTGGGCGTTGGCAAGGTGTTCGCTGTGCTTGCGAAAGGGTTCATCGAACCCCGCCCACTTAATAATAGGCACCTTGCCATTATGTTGAATCTCTATATCCTTACGTTCGTAATTCTCCGCCCACACCTTCCACGGACCAGGTGTAAATTTACTCATCACAGCTCCTTTGCCGCCCGCTGCGCTGCTGCGGCCTGGTGGCCGGGTTACGGCCGTTAAAACTCAATAACGTCATCGCACGTGCGACAAACGGAAAAGGCGCGATACGTTTCTGCGTTATACACGGCACGGTATTCGCGCTCTTTCCCGCATGTTTCACATGGACCCCCCGCAATCTCGCTATCGATCTCAGCGGAATTTACAAGTGCGTGGGCGTTGCTATATTGCCCATCTGAAAAATGTTCTAGTATGTTCAATTGCTCCACGGTGTGGACCTCACCAACTCCATAATACTCTGACATTCTTGGTTCCTTTTTCCTTTGGCCAAACGGCCGTTTTTGCTGTTATTCGATTGGTATTTTCAGATATTCGTGCACCACATCTGCGTTGTAATCAGGACTGGTTGGATCGGCAACCGAGTAGATAGTCAGTCGAATCATGAGCGCGTTCAACTTTTCGTCATTTAGCTCTGCTGCCCGCTCGCCAACGGCCGCCAGCAGTCTGCCGAAAATCCGAATCGGTTGCGTAAGAATTCCCATGCCCTCGTTACTTTCTGCTATTTCGTTCAGCAGATTCACGGTGTGAACCCGCCATTGCATTTTGTCTGCCATGATGTCTCCTTTGCCGGGTATTACGCCACCCGGCGGGCGGTTGCTCCTTTCCCAGCGGTGGCTGGTGTTTGCGCGCAAACTATCCGTCTCGGCTTAACAACACAACCTTTTTAGGGCTGCCGTTTTTCTTAATGCTGTAATGGGCCGTCCAGCCGGTCAAGTCATACGGCCGCATGGGGTTCAGCTCCTCAAGGTTGAAGCCGGATTGCTCCAGGGCCTCGGGCCAGACGAAGATGCCGAACTTCAAAAAATCCCCACCCTTCACTTTCCAGTAGGCTTTGCCGTCGTCGATGGTGGCCGTCATCTGGCTGGCGGGGAAGGTGTAGATCGCGTTGGTGTCAACGGCCGTTCCTGCGGCCGGTGCTGGCTCGTAGCCTTTGGATTCCAGCCAGTCGATAGCCGCTTTGGGCTGTTGGCCGGTCTTGAGCTCAAAATCGATCTGCCATCCCTCTGGGCTGACGGTACGGATAATCACACGTTCAAAAATGCCTTCGTTGTTGCTCATCGGTTCACCTCAATCGAAACAGGATTCGTAATACAATGCCAAAGAAGAGAATTGCTAAAAAAATACCGACCATCAATCACCCCCTGCCCCAACTACGGCCGTCTGGCGGCGCGTTCTGCTGTGGCGGTCGTAGCGATTGCGCCGCCGGCGCAGCTGCTCGCGGTTGTGCTGGCGGTAGATGTTGGTCCACATCGTGTCAACGTCGATGGTCCGCTTCATGCCGTGGGCCATCGGGCTTTCGATGGCCTGTCCCAGGGCGCGGGCCATGCGCGTGGCCATGACGTGAGCGCATGGTTCGCTTTTGTGTTTGGCCCAGCTGCACCGGCAGCGGCTGCTTGTGCCCGTGCCGGTCACGTCGTAGGTGTCGGTGTCGCCTTTGACAACGGCCGTTTCTGGACCGGTCAATCTCACCTTGCCTTCTTCAACCAGCCGGGCGGCCTTTTCGTAGCGGGCTTTCCATTCCGGCTTCTTCTCAATTCCCAGGTTGGCCAGCTCGTAGGCCGGGTGCTGGGTGAGCGCTGGTTCCTGGAACGGTTGTGCCTGGCTGAGCTGCTCGGCCGTCAGCACCGGGGCTGGACAATCCTCGGTGCGGGCTAAGGGACGGCCGTCGCTGTGGTGCACGGCGTTGAATTCAAATTTGATGCCGTAGGCGTCGTCGAGCCAGCGGGCGCTCAGCAGGTCGCTGTCGGTGTATTTGGTAAGCGACAGGAGGCTGATCATTGGGTCACCTCGCACTTGATTAAGCATCTGTCATCTGCTAGGTTCTGCGCAAATAGGAGCGCGTCCATCAAATTTGTTTCGACCTCAATCAAGCCTTCTATTCCCTGAGAAACCAGGCCGTGACGTGTATTGGCGACAGTGTCCCAGGCAGCGGGGCGAATTCTATCTTGCAGTTTCCAGGCCCATATCGTGCCGTTCAGATCGTCGCCCGACGGCCGTATCAGCTCGCCAAGTGGCAAGATGATAATTGCAGGATGATCGGAGTGCGTCTTGTGAAACTTGTCCCAGACATCCCCGCCTTCTGTTGAGGCTGCTCCCATTTTTTCGATTAGCTGGCGCAGTTTTTTACCTTTGTAAATCATTGGGCCACCTCGTCGATGTGGCTGACTAACTGGGCGCGGTGCAGCTGGCCGAGGGCGATGGTCCAGGCGATGGCAAATGATGGGGCCGTGCCACTGACGGGGTTGCCGATGGCCGGGCGCAGGGTGACGATGGTCATGATGTTGCCGCGGGCGTCGGTGCGCTGGTCAATGATCGGGCTGAGGGGCAGCTGGCGCAGCAGGAGGCTTAAATGGGTGATGGGGTCGTGGGCGATGGGGTTGGTCATTTTAGATTAGCTCCCCTGCCAGTTCAGAATCCACCTGCTGGCCGACTAGCCACCAGATAGCGGCGGCGATTGTCTGGATGGTATCGGTACGGCCGTTGCGCACGGCCTCGTAGAATAGATGATTTGCGCGTGCAATCGCGTCGTTTGTGGCCATTACTGCACCGCCTGGGGGAGGAGGGAACCGGCGCGGCCATTGATGTGGTAGAGGTCTAGCTTTTGGTTGTAGCAGTTGGCCAGGTAGCTGTACATATTGTCTGATGGGTCGAGGCTGATGAGTTCGGCCAGGGCGCGATTGAGGCGCTGCATGGCGCTGACGGGGTTGTAGGTTTTGGTTTTGAATCGTTTGATTTCGTCGAGGGTGTGGTTTAGAATTGTTTGTGACATTTAGAGCCTCCGGGTTCTGATTGTTGGTAGGCCATCGCCTTACTTTGCGAGAGTGGGGGCGGTGGCCTTTTCTTTGTTGGTACCAACATTATACACGTTGGTACCAACGATGTCAAGCGCCAGTTTTTGATCTTGACAGAGTTGGTACCAACGTGCTATATTTTCACCATGACCAGAAAATACCGCTACTACTACAAGGTTGGCATTCGGGAGGAGACGCAGCCTGTGCTGGCAGAGATGGCCAGCGCGCTGGAGTTTTTTAACGGCACGCCGGGCGCGGCCTACGGCCTGCCCTCTCCGGCACAGATGCTGGATAAATTGGCGGCCGTTTACCGGGCCGATCCGAGATTGGCTGAGTGCCTGCGCCAGGCGGGGGTGGTGGGGGATGGTCCACCGGGGGATGTTTGATTCCCGCAAAAGATTGAAAACAAAAACGGCCGTGTCAATGACACGGCCGTTTTTTTTTATTCCTCGACGCTGCCAACTAGCAGCAGGGGCGGCATACGGCCGCTTTCATAAACGGCCGCTATCTGAGGCACCATGAAGTCGCCAACGGTACGGCCGTCAGGCAAAACGATGTGAGCCAGGAACTCCTCTTCAAACTCAGCGATACCCGCCTCGACCGCTTCCAGCTTGGCTTTAATGACCAGGGCCAGGGCGCGCCAGCGCTGGCGCACGGCTTGCTCGTAGGCGGCTTCGGCGGCGGTCGCGCTGCGCAGCTGGCGTTTTGTCGGGGTGCGTTTGAAGTCGTCACGGTTGGGCATGGGGAGGATAAATTTCAGGCGACGGCCGTGCATCTCGAAGGCGATGAGGGCGCGCAGCTGGTCCCAGCCGTACATGAAGGAGCTGGCACCGTAGCGGGCCAGGGTACGCTCGATTTCGGCGCGGCTCTTGTCTGAAGAAACTTCGGTTTTCGAGGCGTAAGTGGGCATAGATTAATCCTTTACCAATCCTGGGCGCGACAGCGTGAGCCGGTAGATACCTGGCTCGGCCCGGTTGTGGCTGCCGGGCGTGTAGGCGAGGATGAGGCCGCCAGAGAGCGGCTTGAGTTTGCGCGGGTGCTGGCTGGCGATGAGGCCAGCCAGGACATCGACGAGGTCGGGCTTGGCCTGGGTGGTCATGGGGTTGCTCCTAATAAAATTTCGCGGTCTTGCCGGTCAGATGCTCAAACAGACGCTCGAAACCTTTGATCTCGTTTTCCAGCCCCTCAAGGAGGGCCCGCCCATACTCATCTTCGGTGATGACCCCCTTTTCGATCAAGAGCTTCACCAGTGCCCCGTGATCGGATTTTGACGTATCAATCCCGACACGTAGGTGCTTTGGTGTTGCGCCACTCCAACCGGCCGCGATACAAGACGCGATACCGGTTTGCACCGCGTGGGCCAGCTTTACATATTTTTCCTGAAATTCGCTCATCAGTTTAATCCTCCGGTTACCTCGGGGTGCATGTTCAAATTGTGACCAAACGGCCGTCCCCCGGCCCGTCCCCGCGCCTCCTCCATCGGCAGCCGCTTGCCGTCCAACGGCTGGCCGTCAATGACAAACAAAATATCCGCTTCAGCTTCCAGGCAGTCGTCACAGATAACGGCCGTGGCCCCATCCATCGGCAGGCCGCACTGAAGGCAGCCCCAGCCGGTGCCAGGCTGCGGCGCGGTGAAGTCCAGCATCATGAGATTGCGCACGCTGTCGCCGGTGCGGCCGCAGGCGCAGCAGGGGCCAAAGTCGAGCCGGGCCGCGTCTGGCAGCGGCTCAGCGCAACTGCTGCACAGGTCCGCCTCGACCCAGTAGCAGCCCTCGGGGCAGCCGTGCGAATCGGTGCAGCCGCATTCCCGGCAGGCGCGTTCGGCAGCGACGGCCGTGTACGCTCCGGGATCCTTTTCTACATCTTTGAAACAAGCGTAGTGGAAACGAAGCTCCAGGTCTGGCGCTTCATCGTCCCAGGCGCGGATGGGGCCGACGTCGCCTTCGAGGATCGGCTTGCCACAGAGTGAGCAAATGCAGTCCGGCCCGGCATCAGGGCTGGTCCTGAACCAGGTGATTGTTTTGTCGCTTTCGTCTGTCATGATTTCTCCATTAAATCCAGCAATGACATCTCATCCTCGCAATCAACGCAATATTCGTCGGTAATGTAGGACCAGAAGCCGCAGCCGGGGCAGCGGCCGAAACCGCCGTCCTCCAGCAGTTGTTCGGCCTCGGCTATGTCGATTACTAAATCGTTCATCAGCAGCGCCTCGGTGATGTCCTGGTTGGTGCCGATCAGGGCGGCGGTTAAGATTTCAAAAGGTTTTTCTTCCATGAGGTTTCTCCTATGGTTTGCGCGCAAACGGCCGTTTACTCAGCCGTCGCCAATTTCTCAATTAAAGCCAATGTCATCAGGCAGTCAGCCACGGCCGAATGCGCATCCTCCCTCACCTCGATGCCCTGCTGGGCGCAGGCGTTGGTTAGTGACTGCCAGGTGTAGCTTTGGTGCCAATTCGACCAGGCTCCCCAGTGTTCGGCGTAGGGCTGCATGGCGTCGTGCCAGCGACCGAGGGTGGACAGGTCGCCAGCTTCGCGGGCCAGGCAGGTACGGGCCAGCTTCGGCCGGTCGAAGGGGGCGTTGTAGACCACGATATCCTGGCTGTCGAGCAGCTGGTGCAGCTGCTGGTGTACGTCCAGGATGGTGGGGGCGTGTTCGAGCATGAGGTTGCTGATACCGTGGACGGCCGCCGCGCCGGGGGAGATGGCGCAGGTGGGTTTGATGAGACTGTCGAACAGTACTTGGCCCGCTTTGTTGACGATGGCCAGCTGGACAATTTCATCACGGCTGCCCAGGCCGGTGGTTTCGGTGTCCAGGACCAGGAAATGATCTAAGGCCCAGATGATTTGAAAGAAATTGTTGCTTTGCATAATGTTTACCTCATTAGTTATTTGCGCCAAATAACCCGGCCTGGATTATTTGCGCCATGTAATTGCTAAAAAAATAGATTCTCCAGGGCGTCCGCTGCCGCTGCCTCGTCGATGGTTGAGACGGCCGTTTCCCGCACACCCTGGCGCATCATGGTGATCACCGTGGCCGCCCGACTGCCCGGCTCGGCCTGCTGCATGGCGGCGATCAGGTCGTCGTGCTCGCCTTCGCGCAGGCAGAGGGTCACCCGGTAGCGGTAGATTTCGCCATCGAAGTACGGCCGGGCCATAACTACCGCTTCCCCTGGCTCGCTTGCAGCAGCGCCAGTTTGTACAGGCCGCGGGCGATGGCCAGGATCGGGTCATCGGGCATCGAGGCCAGGCCGGCGAATTTGGGCAGCAGACGGCCGTTGAGCAGCATCGCCCCACCGCCGACCAGGACGATGTGGGCAAAGCGCTGCCACTGTTTGCCCCAGGTGCGCTCGATTTCGCCATTGACCTCGCGGCTCCAGACATCGAGCGGGCCGCGCAGCTGGGCGGTGTCGAGCGCGCCGGCGCGCAGCAGGCCATCCAGCTCACCCAGGGAATACAACCCCTTGTCGTTCATCAGCTCCAGTAAACGGCGTACCCCAGAGGTGGACCCGGCCGTGAAACGCTGCACCGGCGCACCGTTGACGACGGCCAGGCGCTCGACGGTGTTGAAGCCAACACTGACTATGCCGACCTCTTGTTTCATGTGGGCGGCGCGCTCTGGATGGAAACGGCCGTTGTCATCGAGGAGGTAATCAAACAGCGCGCCGGATGGCTGGCTGGTGATTTTGACCTCGCGCACGTCTACGGTGTAATGTGCGCTACCAGCGCCGCCATCGGCGCGCCAGTTGTGGACGCCAGTCAGCCAGGCGCGGGCGGCGGCAACCGTGGCCTGCACGTCGGCCGGGTCACCAGACAGCGGCTCCAGGGGCAGGCCGACGAAGAGAGTGACGGCCGTATCGATACGGCCGTATGCCTCCATGTAGCGGGTGAATGCCCCGGCCAGCAGCGCGTGAATCTCTGGGCTGCCGGTGAGCCGGTCATAGTCCAGATTCTCCACCGGCCGCCCCCAGCTGTGGGCACGGGCCCCAACGTAGTAGCTGCGGTCCAGCTGCGTGATTTGCAGCGGGGCGGCTTCGCTGGCCATGCCCGCCAGGTCGGCGACGGTGGCGTTTCCGGCCGTGGCCACGTGGCTGGGCAGGACGATGCCGCCGTCTGGGCCGTACAGTTTGATGTTGCCAAATCCTAAGTCGATTCCAAAGTTCATGTGATTACTCCTTTGATACGGCCGTTTCGGGCTGTTCCTTCAACTTGATTGCCCAACCTAGATCGCCATTAGCATCCTTGCCGTCGTGGCCATTTCTTGCTGTCATAGCAATGAGGTAGAACTGGAATTTGTTAATATCGGGCCTCAAAGTCCGAGGGTCTTTATAAAGTAAATGCGCAGCCTTCACCTCGTCAGACTCCTCGAAGTAGCGGGCAAGCGCCTCAGCGCATTTTTGCTGCTCGGTTTTCTCCTCGCTCATGACATCACCTTCCCCTGCACCAGCGCCGCCGTCGGCAGCCACTCGGCTACACCCCGGCGGGTCCAGTAATTGGCGTCTGTCAGCAGCACCATTTCATCACACACGGCCGAAAATCGGCCAGTAGGGCCAACGACGTACAACTGGTCCAGGTTATAGCCAACCTGTTTGCTCAATCGCCAAATGGCCTCACTGTAAGAAAACTCCGGCCGTTCCACTGCCTGCGGCCCAAATGCACCGGCGTAAGCGGCCGCCAGGGCGCACGTGCGCCATTCAGTGCGCCGCTCGTAAGCGTAGTAACCCAGCTGCACCATCTCCACGAACGCAAAGCGGGCCAGCTCGTGATAGGTACGGCCGATAGCCAGATAACCGGCCAACTCAGCCAGGGGCGAGCTTTGGCCAAAGTAGACCGGTGCCGGGATTGTCACCACCTGGCTGGTGGAAACGACGCAGTTGAATGGCCACGTCGTTGGAATTTGCCCAGGTTTGGGCTGGCTAGTTGAGGACGCTACCACCGCGCCGGCCGATGACGGGGATAGGACGACGGCTGCGGCGCTCTGTGGCTTGGGTTGGTTCAGGACGATTCTTTGCTGGGTCATGATTTACCTCGCTTTCGGTTTGATTTGAATAACGGCCGTCGATGGCCCGTTTCACATACTTGAAAGTCACCCCACCCTTGCTGCCGTACACGTCTCGACAAACGGCCGTATAGCTGCCCAGCTCCTCATACCGCTGGACGATGTAGGCCGCTTCAGCCGATGTCGGCGGCCGATCCTTCGGCAATGGCAGGTCTATCTGTATCCCCTGCCCCGCTTGTGCCTGAACCGCCTGAACTGGTTCAGAAGCGGGTTCAACCGGTTGAACCGGTGGTTCAACTCCTCTGAACCGCTTTTCCTCAACGGGTAGGGGTTTCATTGTGCGCGGCGGCCCGGAGGGCGGGGGCATCATACGGCCGTAGGTGCCATCGATGGGAATGCCACCTTCAGGAATGGCCACAACAGGGGTGGGTGGGGGAGACGCCCGCATTTGGTGGGAGACATACGCCAGTACAAGCATGGCCGTCAGCAGCAATAGAATCAGGCTACCAACCAACCACGGCAGCCAGGAGGGCAGGGGGCCGGGGCCATCTGGCGGATCCGCTTCGATGGCCAGCGGGGCCAGGAATGGCACATCTGTGGGAAACGGCGTATATGTAGGCTGGGCCGTATGGGTTGGTTCGGCCGTCCACGTCGGCTGTGGTGTGAGGGTGGCCTGTGGCGTCCACGTGGCCGACGGGTAGGGCGTGTAAGTTGGATAGGGCGTCTGTGTTGGCAGCGGCGTGCGCGTTGCTACGGCCGTTGCCGTGTCTGTAGGCAGCGGCGTGGGCGATGCTGTCGCAGTCGCTGTCGGTGCCAGCGTAGGCGTGGCCGATGTCGAAACGGCCGTTTCTGACACAAACAGAGCCGTCTCTGAAACAGTCGCAATCGCAGACGGTCTGCCTTCCACGAAAAAGATGACATAAAAGCCCGCGCCCATGGCTAACAGTCCAAACAAAATGAAGACGATCCGGCACCCGCCGCCACCACCCGCTCTTTCAGCCTCTTTTAGCTTTTTGATTTTCTCTGCTTCGTCCATACCCTACCTCCTGGCCATCACAGCGAGCCCTAGCGCGATCAAACCCAGAGCGGGAAGGAACGTGAACACGGCATCAATAACGATCTGATCCGGCGATACCAGGACCAGCACACCAATCATTAAAAACAGGATGAGTAGTAATCCGCGAAGCATGGCTCACCGTCCTGGTGCGGCCGTTGCCGTCGGCCGCGGGCAGCTGCGGCCGCCTTGACAGCCAATTCTTGGCGTGGCCAAAGGGATGGCGATCAACACCGGACTGTAGGTTGCCGTTGGCGGCGTAAAAAATACCGTAGCTGTGGCGTTGAAATTGGTCGGCGGCGAGGTGGGGGTTGCCGCAGGCGGCGCTGTGGCGCTGGCCGCGGCTGGTATCCGTTCGGTTGTGGCCGTGACCACAACCTGGATGATTGTATTTTGCAGGTTCTGGTTTTGGACGGCCGTATCAATGACGGCCGTTGCCTCGCCGGCACTGTTGGCCAGCCTGGCCAGGGCGCGGCCGTCGTTGAGGAAGAGATCGGCGGCGACGAGGGCCAATAGAACGAGTAATACAGTGGATAAGATGTTTTTCATGATGTTGCTCCTTTTGCTACAATTGCTAAATCCGGGTTTGGGTTGCTCCTTTCCCGGCGAGCTGGCCGCGCATACGGCCAGCTCTTTTTGATTACAAATTTCAACGGCAGTAGCGGCACCGGCCGCCCTTGTGCCCCGTCAGCATCCCGCAAACGCGGCACGGCCGCTTCTCGACAGCCGCGCCTGGCAGCGGCCCACCGGCGGCGCGCCAGCTGTGGCCCATAACGGCCGTGTAGGTTGTCATGTAATGCACGCCGATTTCCTTCGCCACCTCGTAGACCGGCACGCCATCCAGATGGACCCGTTCCCGCGCCCAGCACACCAGCGAGGGCGTTAATTTCTGCCTGGTGCCAGCGTTGCCGCGCAGGCAGAAACCGGCATCAATAAAACGCCGCCTTAGAGTTTCGGCCGAAAACGGCAGATTGTCAGCCAGCGCCTCGATGGATAAACCGCTCTGGTATTGTTGCCAGAGGCGGCGCAGTTCGGTGCGGCTCAGGCGGGCGTGCAGGTGTTTGTGAACCGTGTCCGGATCGCGTTCCGTGCCATATTTCCACCAGTGTGAATAGCAGGCATTGCAGCGAGTGGTAGTGCCGCCAGTTCTATATTCGATGCCGCAATTCTGGCAGATGTGCAGCGGTCGTTTGCGGGGCAGACTCGTCACGCCGTCACGGACGGGCGGTGGGTCGGTAATTGACTGCCAGGTCTGGCCACGAACGGCCGTATAAACCGGGCCATAATTCAGACGCAGACGGCGGGCTACCGATTTGACGGATTCGCCGCCGGCGACGGCGCGCCGGGCGGCCTTGACCTGCCAGGGTGCCATGGATACGTTGCTCATGGCATCAGTCTCCGAACTCGATTCGTAAATTCATCTCGACGCTGCCGCGCACTTTGATTTGCTCGCTGCTGACCAGTGCCGCCAGCGCGGCCAGGGCATCGCCGGGGCCGGGGCGCTGCGGCCGGTAATCGCGGTCGAAAAACGACGGTAGATTCTCGGGCCGCTCAGCTGCAAACGGCTCAACGGCCGTTTGTAGCGCTTCGATCTCCGGTTTGGGCAGTGGCCCAGGTTCGGTGGCTGGCTCCGGATCTGCGTCGGGAACGGCCGTTGCTGCCGGCTCCTCGATGGGCGCTGGGGGGGGCATTGGCGTCGGCCGCTCCGCCGCCTCCAACCCCTCGCGGTATTTGCGCAGATATTTACCCACCTGCGAGCTATTCAGCTCCAGCAGGCTGTTGTGTTCGGCAATCCAGTTCATTGTTTTGCCGCTGTTATTCCACGCGTGCCAGATGGCCAGCACGTCATCGGTCAGGATGTTGCGCAGATTGCGACGGCCGTTTTTGGCTGCCTCATTTCTGACGGCCTCGATGGCGCTGGCGGGGTAGGTTTCGGCCGGGTCGATGGCCAGTTTCGTGACCTTGCGACTGGTGGCGGGCGCCCCCACGACGGTGGGGGCCGTTTGCCCGTTCTGGCTGCGCGCTTGCAGTTCGTTTAAGTTTTTAGTTTCAGGTTCCATTGTTGCTCCTTTTGTTGCCTCTGCTGCCGGCTGCTCTGGTGCGGCCTTGCGTGGCTGGCCTACAACAGTCACTTTTTCGTCACGCAGCAGCGGCCGTATGCGCGGGGGCAGTTGGGACAGCTGGGCCTTGAAGTCGGCAGCGATGGCCGGATCGACCTCGTGAGTCTTGACTGCCCGAGCCACGCTGCGCAAGTCACGCGGCGCGGCGGCGGTGCTGTTGGGGAAGGGATTAGCTGCCATGTTCATGCTGTTGCTCCTTTTTTTGCCGCGCCGCCTTCACTCTCAGGCAGTTGCGGCAGATACAGTAAAAATCCAGGTCAATCATCAAAGACCGCTGCCAGGCACCGCGTTTGTGATTGCGCCGGCCGCAGATGGCGGTATCGGTGATACGGCCGTTTGTGTCTGGGACCAGGTGCAGCTTCTGGCCGGGCAGTTCCTGGACCAGGTCATAATCAGTCAGCATAAGCCTGCTCCTGCTGACCCGGCTGGCCACGTTTGCGCGTAAACGTGGCCACATACTGCTCTGCTGCCTTTTCCACAAACGGATAAACCCGCCGGGCGTACTCTGTGTCGAGCCGGGCGTACTCTGTGTCGAGCCGGCCGTCTTCGATTTCCCCCAGGGCCCGCAGCACGTGCCGCCGTTTGATGCAGGTGTCTGGCTTCTGACGGCGGCGCGGCCGTGACCGGCGGCTGGGATGCTGTCGGCACAGTTGCCGATACCAGCCCGGATTGCGCTCGCACACCACCCGCCGCTGCCGGTCCGTTGGCCAGAATTCCACTGGCGAGGGGATAAGGACGACTTCCAGCCGACGGGCCTCCAGCTCCAGGCGCATCTGCTCGGCGATGCAGCGGTGGAGGTAGGGGGGGGGTCTCATGCGGCATGGCCACCCACCAGCGCCGCTCTCATGCCCAGCTTTGCGGCCAGCTCGCGCACGGCCGTTTGTGTCCCGTTAGGCGCGGCGAGCTGCTGTACATAATCGGCCACGCTGGGCAGCATCATGATGTCGTTGGCCTGGCGCGCCAGCAGCTGCTCGTATGCCTGGACAAAGCGGGCGCGGTCGGCGGTCGGGTTGTCCGAGTTGCAAAACCAGCGCCAGCCGCCAATACCATCAAGCGCCTGCCGTGTGAGCTCGTCCATTGGCGGCTGCCGGTAGATGGAGTAGCCCCGGCCCAGAGATTTGACCAGCTCGCCCCAGGCGTCGTAAGCGTTTTTCTGGCCGGTGGCCCGCTGCACCAGGTCGGCCGCCTGCTGGCGAATTTCGGCCGGCTGAGGGAACCAGGTTCGGGTGGCGATGCAGGCCAGGACGGCCGCTTTGAGCAGCTCCGGATCAATGTCGGCCAGTGTCAGCTCATAGATACGCTGCCGGGCCTCGTCAAAAGGCTCTTTGGGCCAGTTGTCGGTCAGCAGTGTCAGGCATTGCAAAATCGTGATGTCAGCCATTGTCTGTGTTCTCCATTGCGTCGATTTGAGCTCTTAGCCGAGCGCTGGCCGAATTACCCTGACGGCCGTTGTCTGTGCTGGTCCGTTTGACGGCCGTTTTGCGCTTGGCAATTGTCTCTACCACCTGGGCCGGTGTTGGCATGTCGCCGCGCTGGCCGCGCCAGTCGTCGGTGTACCAGTGCCAGCTGCCGTCGGCGAGTGGGTCTGGGCCGTAGCGGGCCCGGATCTGCCCGGCGGAATAATCTCTGAGCTGCACGGTCGCATTGCCGGCCTGGTTGATATGCGCCGGGATGCTGGCATTGAGGCCGCAAATCTCCAAGATGGCCTCGACGCGCTGGTCGGCCGGGGATTTGTGCTCTGGTAAATCCACCTTGGGCGGTGGCTGGAAGGGGAAGGGGTTGGTCTCTTCTTTCTCCTCTCCCCCTTTTTTTTCTTTATATAATTGAAACGGTTCAATTATTGAACTTTTGTCTAGTTTTTTTGGTTCAATTTCTGAACCGTTTTGGTCTAATTTTTGAACCGTTTCATCTGTGCCGTTTCCCCAATTTGGTTCAATTTCTGAACCGTTTTGGTCTAATTTTTGAACCGTATTCAAGCTGAAAATGGGGTTCAGGTACCACGTTGAACGGCGACCACGCCGAAAGAAGCCGCGCTTTTCTACATCCTGCACGGCACTATTCACAGTTCCCTTGGCCACATCTAGTTCGTTCATCATGTCCCTAAAAGTGAGTCGAATCTCTTCTCGGTGACGGCCGTTTTCCATGTATCCAAACGTTAGTCTGACTAACAGCATGGTCAATTTCAGCTCGTTTTTCTTCATGCCTGGTATCTTGTCCAGGATCTTGTTTGGCGTGCGGGTGAAATTCATAGAAACTGCTCGTTTTCGTAGGCGCTCAATGAGCAGATGTAATCAGTGTCGCCACTGTCCAGGGTGAACCACTCACCCTCATGGCGCTTGTCGGCAAACATTTCATGCAGTAGCTTTTCGGCCGCGTGCATATCGTCGGCCCGGATGGTGTGTATCAACGAGACCTTGACCGGCATCTTGGTATCAAATACCTTAATGCGCTCGACTGGTCCGACGCTGAGGCCGATTTTGAAATGACCAGTTTCGACGTGGGCAAGGTAAACGAAGCCGCCCGTTTTCTTCTGGATCAATTTCTCTCGGGCTTGGTCGAAGGCCACGTTTCGCCGATGTTTGTTCACGATTCCCTGAGCCAGCTGGGCGATAACGCGATCTCTGGGCGCGTACCCGCTCGCTATCTCAGTCAGTCGCTCTTCGTCAGGCGCGAATGCCGAATTGAAAAGAATTTCCTCCAGGACACCCCTGTTGGCGAGGGCCCAGGCCATGGCGTTTTCTATCTGTGCAAAAGTCACACGCTCGACCTCGGGCAACTTGATACAGAAGTCAACTGGAGCCTCAGGCCAGTCCGAGAAAAGCCAGAAGTTCACACCTTCGCGCTCGATTTCCAATGCGTTCACTCGCCACCTCCCCGCCTCGTTGTCCGTGGCGAACGCAAACGGCCGCTTATTTTCTTTAGTCGTTTGCCAACGGCGATGGCCAGCGGGATGCTGATGGCCATCCAGATGAGCAAAACGACGATGATTTGTAGAAACATCACAACACTCCTCACGGCCGGTAGTGCCAGCCGGGTGGCCAGGCGACAAACTCAACGGTGTCGCCGTAGCCGGGCCGGAATTCATCGGCCGGTATGAGCTGCACTGCGCCGCCGCAGCTGATGGCAAAAATGGTGCGGCCGGTGAGCCAGGCGCGCTCCTGGGTCATCAGGTAGAGCTGTAGGTGATGCCGCCCGGCGGCGGTCATCTCTTCCTCACCTGCGGCCGTTTGATCGGAGGCCGGTGTAGGTGGCAGACGGCCGTGTGGCATCGCCCCGCTGGACCGGGCGCGTTTGGCTGTGGGGGCGGACGGGATAGGTGTGAACATAATTGCCTCCGTGCTGCTATGCTGCCAGAAGTTCCCGGCCAGGCGGGGCGCAAACTCGGAGCGCTGCACCCCGCCTGGGTGAGGGGAAGAGGCTGCCGGTGAGTCAACAAAACCGGCAGTTGACCGGCCGTTTGCCGGGGTCAACCAAATGGGTAGAATAGTGAGCGAGGGGCGGCGGGTGTCCTGGTCAAGAACTCCCCGCCACCCGGACAAGGTGAGCGCGACTTGAGACCTGTTTTTAGGTTTCGGGCCGCGCTTTTTCGCTGTTGGCGCCCATGCGCTGCACCAGTCGCGGCCAAATGCGCACGAAGACGTGCGCGAAGGGAGAAAAATAATGACGGATACCGGTATCAGTGTCGCCGCTGCCTTTGAGCAGTTCCTGGCGGACCCCAGGCGTAAGCTCATCACTCGCTCGAAATATGCGTATAAGCTGCGGCCGTTTCTGGAGGGGAACGGCGCGCGGCCGGTTGGCGAGGTGTCGGCCGAAACGGTCAATGAGTGGTTTGGCCAGATGGAGGGCAGCTACGCCGAAGCGACGCTGGCGATGGCCCGCAGCTGCCTGGTGACGTTTTTTAATTTTTGCCTGGCCCAGGGCTGGCTGGAGCGTAATCCGGCTACGCAGCTGCCGCGTTACGATGACCGGCCGGCCCACGTGGTGACGGCGAATGAGGCGCACCTGGCCAGCGCCTTGACGTTCTGCGGCATCATGTCCCGGTCGGCCAATCCGTACCAGCGCCGGGATGCGGCCGTTTTTGCGGTGGCGGCCATCTCGGGGGCGCGGCGGAGCAATATTATGCTGCTGCCGTTCCGGGAGACGGTGGCGGCGCTGGGACGGCCGGACTTCGATGAGCGGGTGGGCCACATCTACACCGTGGCCAGTAAGGGCAAAACGGCCATTGAAATTGTGTTTGGCGACTGGCACGCCGGGATTTTGCGCGGCTGGCTGGACGTGCGGCCGGAGTGTGGTAGCAACCGGTTGTTTGTGCATTTACGGCCGTCTTCGTTGGGACGGCCGTTGGAGGCCAACGGTCTGGGCCATGCCCGGCGTAATGTGTGCGCGGTGGCCGGAGTGCCGACGATCACCTTCCAGGAAATGCGCCGTTTGCGCGGGACCAAGATTGCCCGGCAGTTTGGGCTGGAGCTGGCAGCCGAGGCACTGGGTCACATCAGCGGCACACGGGTCATCCGGGAGCATTATTACGATCCGGATCGGAGTGCAGCGCGGGTGGCGATTTTGCAGACGGGGAAGAGCTGACCCGCCTGCTGGTGAAGAGGGGGCAGGGGTGCTGCATTCACCCCTGCCCGTAGAAGAAGGTATTCTCTCGGCCGAAGGAGGAGAACGGCCGTTTGAGGACAATTAGGTGCCGTCTTTTTGGTGCTGCGGCTGCGGCTCCGGTTTAGGCGGGGCGGGGATCGAACCCACTCCCCTGGCTTGTGAGACCAGGGCTTGCCTGTAGCCCGTCAATTGCACCCTGCGGCTTTCGCCTGAGATTTTTTGCACGCTCACCTCCTAGAATCAGTCATAAACGAGGTAGCCGTTTTTAGGCACGGAAACGGCCAAACCAGATCGACGCCCCTTGGGCGAGGATTCCGAAAGGTTGCCGGCGGCCGGTCAACGACCGCCGGCTTAGGAGAGAAGAATATCCCAGCGGACCAGGCGCTCGGAGAATCGACCTGGCCCGGAGTGAACAAATAAAAACCCCAGGCACCGGGGGGGCGCATGTATGCGCCGATCCGCCCCGGTGCGTTTGGAGGGTATTCTCACGGCCGGGTGGCGTTGTTGTTGGCGGAGCCAACGCAGGCGAACGCAAATCGGCCGATTGAACCAAAAAAAAGAGGAGGACAGCGGGACTTGAAGTTGAGCATCGTTGAGAGGGTTCTCGTATCCAATCGCGTAAGGAGGTTTGTTACACCTGATTCGGTTTACCCGGAAGATGGTGCCCGCTGCCCTGCATGACGGCCGGTTGTGCGGCCGTTGATGCTAAGAAAAATAGAAATAATTCCAAAATAAGGTTATGATACTTGTTTGGTGCAGCCTGTTGGCGGCCGTTGGATACGGCCGTTGGCGCTCTGAGCGCAGCCCGCGATCTCCAGGTGTTAGCCCAGGCACGGCTAATTCCTGGCTGCCCCCACATGGGTGTTAGCCCTTTCAAGGCTAAGACCGGAGTTCGAATCTCCGTGAGGGCATGACGTTCATCACGTCAGGTGGTGGGGTTGGCGACTGGAAAAGGGAAATATTCAGTTGTTAACGTTCATCACTAACAAAGAGGCTGCTCGCCTGCAAGCTTGGCAGCCTCTTTGAATTTTAACTAATTAGGTTGCGGGCCTGCGGCGTCGCGTCGCTGCTCAAAGGCTGCAATATCAGATTCGGGGATCACGATTGGGCTTCGAGGAGTAGGGCTCTTTGGCCGGGCATTGGGAAATTCCCCTTGTTCGTACCAGCGCTGAATCGTGCGTTGGACAACTCCAAGACGTTCAGCGGCCTCTGCGGTCGAGAACCTTTTCTCTTCAACCATATTTACTGTCCTGATAAGTGTAGGTGAATTTAACGACATGAGCGACAGTGTAGTCGATCAATCGAAATCTGTCAACGGCCGCGGGTACTGATTTCGGAAACTCGTTGCAAATTACCAGCCGCGTGATGGCCGGCTTCTTAACCTCACCCGTAAGCCAGTCGGGGTAAGGTGCCGCTTATTGCCAGTTGCTCACAGGCCGATCTCGTGTCGGCCAGAAGCCCTGAGGAGGCGAATATGAAAAATTTAAGCAGGCGCAAGGTTGTGCTCGGCGTGGTAGGGTTTTTGGCCCTGTGCTGCACCGGGCTTTTTGTTTTGGGCCTACTGCTGCCCGACACGGAAACGGGCGAAGCTACGGCCGTGGCTGAAGTGGGGGAGGGGGAGGAAGCGGCCTCCTTGACAAGCTCAGCGCAGACCGTTGTGGAGGAGGCGACCGCGTCGCCCACCGATACCCCGGAGCCAACAAATACCGCAGAGCCCAGCGATACACCCGAACCGACCAACACGCCAGAGCCAACGAATACCCCCACGCGCAGACCCACCAACACCCCTGTCCCCACACCGACCAACACGCCAGAGCCGATCATCCTGGAAGGGTCAGGGGATGACCTGGTAGACATCGAGAAGGGCGCCGAGCCAGCGCTGGTGTATGTGAGTGGCAATGCCGGCGGGCGTCATTTTGCCGTGACGAACTATGATGCGAGCGGGGAGACGATCAATTTACTGGTTAACACGACCGATCCCTTCACCGGCCTGATGCCGCTGGACTTTTTGAGCGACGAACACACGGCCGGTTTTGAAGTGACGGCCACCGGCGCGTGGACGATTGAGGTACGGCCGCTGGGTACCATTGAGCGTGTAGATGTGCCGGGTGAAGTTTCTGGCAGCGGTAACTATGTCTTTGCCCTGGTTGGAGCGCCCAGCCGGGCCACCATCACCGGCAACGCCGGCGAGCGGCACTTTGCTGTCTTTGGTTACGGCAGTGGCCGCGAACTGCTGGTTAACACTACCGATTCGTATGAGGGCACCGTGCGCTTGGACAGTAACACAATCATTATCGAGGTGATTGCGGTAGGCGACTGGACGATCACGCTGGAGTAACGACCGTTCCCCCTGAAGGCTTCCCCTCGCCCCGGCCGAACCCCACACCCGGCCGGGGCCTTTTGCCACAGCCTGCCACATCCCCAAAAATCAACCACCCTTTCTCATATTTCGGCCGCCCGTTTGTGATAGCATAAAATAGCAGTAGTTAGAAATGTTTCGCATAGGTAACGCACAGCGAGCGCGCCGTGAGTCTCCTGTAAATAGCACACAAGTGGGACTGGGGTGGTACTCGCTTTTTGGGATTTTGAAGGCCATATGAAGCCAGATTCACCGAGCCACACACTTGACTTGACCGGAATAGGGGAGGCGGGGCCGCCAATGTACCAGGCCGACAACTGGACGGTGTGGCAGGCTGACTGCCTGACCATTGCCGACTGCTACGAAGACGGCCGTTTCCAGCTCCTCCTCACCTCGCCGCCATACCCCGGCCTGCATGGTTTCGATCTCAGCGGCGCGGCTTACCACGCCTGGCTGCACGAGCGCCTGGCGGCCTGGGCGCCGAAGATCAATCCCCGAACTGGCGTCATCGTGCTGGTTTACAAATACGGCCGTACCACCGACGGCTGGTTTGACGTGGATCAGCTGCTGCTCATCCACGAAATTGGCGAGCAGCATGGCCTGCTGCCGGTCGATTTCTACATCTGGGACAAGCTCAACGCCCCACCGGCCGGAAACCACAAACGCCACGACCGGGATGAATGGGAAATTGCGGCCGTGTTTGCCCGCAGTCACCACTATTTTTACCGGCCGGTGCGACGGCCGTATTCCCCCAAAACCATTGCCAAAAACAAAAACGGCAACCCGCGCCAGCCTGACGTGCTGGGCAAGCTGGCCAACGGCCACGCCCGGCTGCACCCAGAGGGGGCGCGCCAGGGCAACGTATTGCGCTTCAGCAGCAGCGGCGACCAGGGACGGCCGCGGGTCGAGGGTGGCAGTTTCCCGCGGATGCTGCCCCGGCGCTTTATCCAGCAGCATACGCGGCCGGGTGATGCGGTGGTTGATATTTTTTGCGGAGCGGGCACGTCGCTGGTGGAGGCGGTGCAGCTAGGCCGTCCGGCCGTAGGGGTGGATGACGATGCGACGGCGGTGGCGACGGCCGTGGGATGGCTGGGGAAAATGGTTAATGGTTAATTGCAAATGGTTAACGGTTAATGGGCGGTGCCTCATGACCCGCCTCTGTGGCTTGTTTTTAGTTGAGATCGCGAGGGATTACTACACGAATAGGGTAGGGGGGTGTGCGCAATCGTGACCGCGGCCGTGACTGACATTACCTGGGTGGAGTTCGACGATACGCCAGACGAGCAAGATAGGGACGCCTGGCGTGTTTACCTGACGGCCGTTGATGCCGAGCTGGCCGCCCTGCGCGACATGCCGCTGTGGCAGAAACGCAGGAACACGATCTGGCACCTGGCCTGGTCGGAGGTGACCACCGGGGCCACGATCAAACAGGTGCTGGAGCGGCGCGACTGCGTGAGCAAAAGCGCCTACTACAACCCCGACAAGGACTGGTACCACAATGAGCTGTTCCAGGCGGTGTTGACGGCCGTGACCCGGCTGACCCGCGCCTATGTGGAGAATAAAATTGGGCGCAAGCTGGCCTACCGCGAGCAGCAGATTCGGGAGATGGAGTACGGCGCGGCGATGGCCCTGAGTAAAAAAGTGGAGGCGATGCTGCGCTTCCCGGTGGAGCGACTGGAAGAGGAGACCGAGGAAGAGGACGACGACGGCCGTATTATCATCCGGCGGGTGCTGAAGCCGGCCGATTGGAAGTTTCGAGATACGGCCGCGATCATGGATACAGCCAGCAAGCTGGGGCGGCGCTCGCTGGACATGGACAGCGACCGGGTGCACCTGACAATGCACGATGAGATTGCCGCGCTGCTGCGCAAGAATGAGATAGAGCCGGACGATGTGATCGCCGAATTCGGCGACGAGCTGGCGGCCGCCATCTTTAAGCGGGCCGGCATCAAGCGGGGTGGCGAGTGACGGTCGATTGGCAATCCCTCCTTTCGCCGGCAGCCTACCGGCAGATGCAGGTGGCGCGGGTGAAAACGCGGGCCAGCAAGCGCAAGAAGGGGCGCTTTGACAAATACCGGCTGGACCCGGCCGCTTACATTCGCCAGGAGCTGGGCTGGGAACCGTGGCGCGGCAGCGAGGAGAAACCGGGCCAGATGGAGGTGATTGACGCCTATACCCTGGCCATCCGGCAGCAGCTGGAGAAAAACGCCTACGAGCAGGGCGAGAGGAACCTCGACGAGCTAACAGTCTGGCGGCCGGGTCAGCTGATCCAAAACTGGATCCGGGTGGAGTCGGGCAACCTGGTGGGCAAAACGAAATTGGCCAGCGGCCTGTTTAGCCAATTCTTTGACTGCTTCCCCAGCATTATTTACACGTTTGCCCCCAGCGCCGAGCAGATTAACGATTTACTCTGGAAGGAAATCCGCAACGACCGGGGCGGCGAACGCAACTTGCCCGGCCGGGTGCTGGAGATTCCACGACTGAAGGAGTCGGCCGACCATTTTGCCGTCGGCCGGGCCACGGATAACAGCAACGACAGCGGCATCGAGCGGCTGCATGGCCAGCATCACCCGTATCTGATGTTCATCCTCGATGAGGCCGAGGGCGTGGCAGATTTTGTGTATGAGGCGCTGGAAGGGATGGATACCGGCGTGGTGGTGATTGTGCTGCTGCTGGCCAACCCGCGCACCCGGCGCAGCCGTTTCCACAAGCTGGCGGCGCTGCCGTACGTACGCTCTTTTCGCATCAGCACCCTGGATCACCCCAACGTGGTGAGCGGCCGTCAGGTGATCCCCGGCGCGGCGACGCGGGAGTGGGTGGAGCGGCGGGCCGACAATGCGGAATACTGCGAGCGGGTAAACACCCACGAGGAGGAAGAGTTTACCTTTGAGCTGACCTGGCGGCCGGGCATCATTTACCGGCCGAAGCCGCTTTTTTTCTGGCGGGTGCTGGGCATTGCCCCGGCCAACATTGTGGACGACGTGTTTTGTTCAGTCGGCCGGTACGAGGCGGCGAAGGGTCGGAGGCACGGCGGCGAGTTCCCTACCATTGCCCGGATCGGCGTCGATGCAGCCCGCTTTGGCAGCGACTTTGGCACGGTGTATGTGCGGCATAACGGCCGTGTGTGGCGTGAGGCGGTGCTGAGCAAGCGACGTACAGGAGCTTATTTTCGGGCGATTAAGGCGGCGGCGCTGCGGCTGGACAAGCTGGGGGTGACGGACCTGGTGGTACGCGTCGATGGCAGCGGTGGCTTTGGCGGCGGGGTGGTTGATTTGCTGCTGGCCGACGTGGATCTGCGCCAGGCGTTTGACTTTTTTGAGGTGGAGGAGGTGCATTTTCAGGCGGTGCCTTATGACATCGAGGCGTTTACCGACCTCATCACCGAGATGTATTACCACGCGGCCGAGGCGCTGCGCACGTTGGCGCTGGACGATCCACCCGAGGCGCTGGAGGCGGACCTGTGCGAACGGCCGTTTAGCTGGGTGAAGTCGCGGGGGTATGATGTGAAAAAATTGCGGCCCAAGGGCGAGTTCAAGAAAAAGGTCGGCCGCAGCCCGGATGACGGTGATGGCCTGGCGCTGTGTGTGGCACCGGACTATTTGTTTGAGCCGCGCCAGCAGGAGCTGGTACGCCAGGTGTATGACCCGGTGCGGATTGGCGGGTGGCGCAGAAGATAGCTAGTGGTTAATGGTTAATTGTAAATGGTTAATGGTTAATGATGTTTGCGTGCGAACGTGTGGAGGTGTGGTTTGGACAATGAAGAAAAGCTGAAGCTCAACGAGGCGTTTGCTCTGGCCATTGGCTGGAGGCGGCGCGGCCGTAAATGGATTGATCCCCTGGGAGGCGAGCAGCTGCTGCCACCGCCTTACTTTCAAAACGACGCCCTGGCCTGGGGCGGGATGGCGCGGGATAAGGCGCTGAATTACCAGGTGGGGTATTCTGTAGAAATGGGCGATCATTATGCGTCTGTGTGGAATAGTGAACACGTAAGCACCTTTCGGCACACGAGCCTGGCGACGGCGATTTGCGCGGCCGTGGCGATGTTTCACGGCCGTTGGCAACCTGCGCCCGAGGAGGTAAGCAGTGAGTGAATCTGACGAGTACACAACAACATCGCACGGCTGGAAGGTCAAGCCCGTGACGATGAAGCTGAACAAGCCACCGCGCAACGATATGACGGTAACGGTGCAGGTCGAGCTCACGCGCTGGTATCAATTGCGCTATTGGACGGCCGTGCAGCTGATCCGCGCCGCTGGCTGGCTGCTGAACAGCAGTATAGAGGCGATCCGCGAGGAGGTGGAAAATGCCAACCCTTAGAGAACGGCTCGATCACTTCGTCTTACCAAAACTATTCCCGCGCCACATGCGCGAGGTGACGCGCATGGTTAATGTGTTTGAAGACGCCTACCAGCGCGGCGGCCTCATCGCCCCACCGGAAAAAGTTTTGCAGATGCTGCAAGAAAACGGCCAGTTGATTGACCTCATCATGCGCACGCGGGGCGCGGCCTTTGGCCAGGGATTCCGCATTACTGAGCGCGACCGCAACCTGGCCATTCGCCAGGCGCGCTGGACGGCCGATACCAACATCAACATCGAAAAAGCGGTGCAGATCTGGACCGACTTTGGTTTGGGCCAGCGGGTGCAGCTGCGCAGTGAGGACACGGCCGCCAATACCCTGCTGACTGAATTCTGGACGGCGCAGCGCAACGCGCCGATCATCGGCCAGCGCAGTTTGCACGAACGCAGCGAAGACGCGCTGAACGAAGGCGAGCTGCTGTTTGCCTTCTGGTACTCGCCGCTGGACGGTGAGGCGACGATCCGCCGCATCCCCACCGACCAGGTGGAAATCATCTGGGAAGACCCTGACAGCCAGACGATCCCGCTCTTTTACCGCCACCGGCGCAGCACAAAGGGCGATCTGTATTACCCTGACTGGCGGGCCAGCGAGGCCCAACTGGGCCAGGTGCCGATTCCGCGAGGGGCGCGCCGGGCTGATATGCTGGCCGATGGCACGGTGGAGATTAACGGCCGTCCCGAGGCCGTGACCAAGGTGGTGGCGATGTGGGCGGTGCGCAACCGCAACCACACACTGGGCCGAGGGATGCCGCAGTTTCTGAATGCGTTTGAGTGGGCCACGGTGCTGCAAGATTTTATGGGCGACCGGGCGGCCGTGGCGCGCAAGGCGGCGATGTATACCGAGAAGGTGAAGATCGACGGCGGCAGCCGGGTGGTGGGCCAGTTTAAGAGCCGGCTGCAATCTGGCCTGGTGCAGGGCAGCAGCTATCGCGACAACAACCCGCCGGCAGCGGCCGCTTCTGACTGGATTGAAAATGAGGCGGTGAACCGGGAGTGGATGGCCCGCGATACCGGCGCGGCCAGCGCCCGCTTTGACGGCCGTATGTTGGGCGGCCAGCTGAGCGTGGCCACCGGCATTGGCCTGCATTGGCTGGGTTTTCCTGATGCAATCAGCGGCGGGTTGGCCACGGCCGAGGAAATGAAAACGCCGTTTTACCAGCAGATTGAGCGCTACCAATTGTGGCTTTCTTCGGTGCTGGAGGAGATCGGGCAGGTGGTCTTGTTCCTGCGGGCGGAGAATGGCGGCGGCGTGGACCCACAAGCGGCCGTGGTGGCCATGATGGAGACGCCGCTGTTTGTGCTGATCGAGGAGCTGACGCGGCTGATGACCGAGACGGTGGCGGCCGTAACAGCCGGGGTGCTGGACCAGGCGGTGGGCAGCGAGGTATTGCGGCAGCTGTACCTGGTGGCTTTGCAGAAAATTGGCGTGCGTAACCCGGCCGAGATTTTTACGGTGGCGCGGGCGGCGGAGGCCCGCCTGCCTGAAGCGCTGGCGGCGGTGATGGCCAACTGGCGCGAGGGGCGGCTGGGCGATGCGGCCGTGGTGCAGTATTTGCTGGGCGAGCTGGAGGAGCTGGCCGGTAAGGGAATGGGACGCTGATGAACGCTGATGAACGCGGATTGATAATCAAGCGCAACCGGCCACCGACGACCCTCCGGCTGTATTGCCCGGAGTGTAGTGTACAGAGAGAGATCGGCATAAAAGATTTACCGCTAGAATCAATCAGTCGGTTTGGTTATATCCGTTGCCCGGAATGTTTGTCTGCAATCGCCTCGTTTTCTGTCGCCGAGATAATGCCGATTTATTACGAACCAGATGCGGAGGTGGGCGGTGGCTGATATGAACGGCAAGCGACCAATTCCCCAGGCTCTGCATGTGGACTACACCAAAGCAATGGCGGAGCTGGAGCGGATGCTGGCCTGTGAGATTCCATATGATCCGGATTATTTGACGGAGCTGGTGGAGGTGCAGGGCGCGCAGCTGGGCAGCTTCACGATTGAGGCCCCGGTGCCGGAGTGTGATGGCTGCGGCGGGCCAGTGAAACAAATTGAGTGCCCGGAGTGCCGGTTGGCGGCGCGGCCGGATTGTGAGTTGTGTCAGGGGCACGGCCGTTTCTGGGTGTGTGAAACGTGCGAGGAGGATGAATGAAAACCGAGGAGGAAATCCGTGACAAATGGCGTGAGGTATGCCACCAGAAACGCCAGCCTGGGTGCAGGGTTGATTCTGGCTCATTTGCTATCGAGTTGGTTCGGTGGGTCGAGGCAAGCGCGACGCCGTTACTGGCCACTCTGGTGGAGATTGCTAATTATTCCACCAGCGACGAGGGCGATGCTGATACTACAGAGCAGGAGTTCGGTCTGAGCGTACCAGAAGTCATTGAGATGGCTCACGATAATATAATCCTGCTGGCGCGATCTGCTGTTGAGCAATCGGGCATGGCTCGAAAGATAGTTGCTCGGAAGTGAACAAAACGGCCGTTTCAAAGCGAACTATGGAACAAATGGATTACCGGATTGATGTGCGCGAGGGCGATATGGTGTATGTGGACGGGCTGTGCATTGGGCACGGCCGTATCGTCGAGGGCCGCATTATCCTGGAGGTGAAGGACCGGCACCGCTTCAGGGTGGTGGATCGCGGCCGGCAGGCCGTGCCGGTGGACCTACTGGAGCTGATGACTACGCTGCACCGCGAGCTGGCGAGGAGAAATGATGAACCAAACAGAGACAAGCAGCCTGGTGAAGCGGGCTGAAGACATTTTGAGTCTGGCGGCCGATATTCAAGATGAGACGCTGGGGCTGAGTGAGGCGGCGCGGCGACAGCGGCTGGAGGAAGTGCGCGGGTTGTATATGGCCTGGTACCGGGAATACTTGCGGCGGTTGGGGGACATTGTGCCCGGCGGCGTCCGCTGGCAGAATGAATTCAAAAAGGAATATGACGGAGGCTGGCTCAGGATGAGAGCGAGTCATTTTCTGCGGCACGGCTGGAAAATTTATTCTGCCTATAATCCCGAACGGCCGAATCCGATCATCCCGAAGTGGACATCGACTTACGAGCGGGCTTTTCGTGAGCCAATAGAAAATCAGCTTAATATCCTGGCCGAGGCGGGGATCGAGTGATGGAACAAAGCGCAGCCAGCAAACGAGCGATTGCATTAGGAGCAGATTCTCACGACAAAGACGGCCGGCCGTTGACCGATGTGCAGATAGTGGAGAGCCTTGCCCGCAAGAAGTATTCACAGGGCTATAATACAGGAGTCGTTAAGCAGTGGAATCATGTGCAGATTGAGATCGACAAGCTCAAAGAGGAGATCGCCCGGCTGGAAGCGCACAATATCACACTCATGAATAACCAGGTGAAGTTGATGAGCGGAGACTTCGAGCTTGAGCTGCTGAATAAGAACTGATTTGCTTTTCTCATCTTTCTAACTTGACGTAATCATTTCGGCCGTTGTAGACTAATGGCGTGCCTGACTAGCGACGGCAGGGTGGGCGCTCACTGAGCGCGACGCCGAAAAGAGCGCGGATAACATCCGCAATGCGCGGCGTCAGTCGCGGGGCACAACCGCATAAAGAAGCTTTTTACCAATCTAACCCAGAAGCCCTACAGGCCAGTGACGATCCTCGGGATCGTCACTGGCCTTTTTTGTTTTTATGGAGTTTTGCCCATGAGCAAGATGAACGGAAAGACCAGGAAAACGGCCGTCTCGCCGACGGCTGCGTTGGCGGGGCCAACGCAGGCGAACGCGAACCAACTGAGTGAAATTTTCCGCAGTCTGGGTGATTACCTGCACCAGGTGCGCCGCGCCTTCGATGCCCGTTTCCGGGTGAAATCTGACATCGTCGATATGGAGGATTCGCCTTATGGCTACATGTGGGTGAGGGACATCTTCCTGGAGCATCCGCTGCTGGGTAACGCTCTCATCGTCGAGCATAAGGGCGACTGCTGGGCCGTGACCTACGAGGAAACGGCCGACGGCTTTGATTTCGCCGATGAGGAGGAGTGGCAGAAGGTCATCCATACCTACATTTTTGCACCCGCCTCGGCAAGCTCGGGGCAAGCCGCTGCGACAAGCTCCGAGGCCGAAGCTGGCGACGTGCAGGAGCTTGCCGAGGCCGGTACCGGCAACGTGGTCAAGCTGGTGGAGGAGGGCGGCAACGGCAAGGCGTTGAAGATTGACATTGCCGTGATTGAACCGGGGTGGGGGAACAGCCGGGATAACAATTACTACCCACGCGACATGCTGAAAAAATGCGCCGAGACATTTGTCGGGGCCAAAATGTATGCGACTAATCACCGGCCGGATGAGAAATCCGTGCGCACGGAGGTGAGTCAGGTGCTGGAGATGCGCGGCTTCACTGAGACCGGCGCGCCCATTGCCCGCGTCGGTGTTTTTGATCCCGTCTTTGCCGAGAGCATCCGCAACCGGGCCGAGCTGGGCATCCTGGACGGGCTGCATTGCAGCATCCTGGCCAAAGGTAACCTGGCCGAGGGGACTTATGAATTAAACGGCCGTAAGGGTCGTAAAGTGGCGGCCATTACTGAGGTAGCGGCCGTAGATTGGGTAACTCAACATGGGGCGGGTGGGCGTGCCCTCCGCCTCGCCGAAGCGGAGGATGATATGCCGACTGAAACGAAAAAGAAGCCCAAGGAGGCTGTGGCGGAACAGGAGCTGGAAGAGGCTGTGTTGCAGGAAGGTGAGGATAGTCCCGAAACCCCGGCGACCGCTGCCCCTTTGAGCGAGACGGCCGTGGGTGACATCTTGAATGCCGCCCACCTGCCAGACGCCAGCAAAGCCCGGATGCGTGAGCAGGCGTGGCTGAATGAGTACGAGCTGAAAACGGCCGTAACCAGTGAGATTGGCTACATCAAAGCCATCACCGGCAGCGGCAAGGTGCCTGCTGGCAGCGGCGGCGGTGCGGCCGTGCAGGAGGTGGGCCTGGAAGAGGTGAATAAGCGGAAAGCGGCCGTTAATGCGAAGTATTTGAATACCCCGGCGCGGCGCGAGAAAGCGGCCGCTTAACCAAGAGATTGGTACGTCATACGGCCGCTGGCCAGGGGACTGGCCTTAGCCGTTGAAAGGAGATTTGCAACATGACTGTCAGATCGGATTACGAAGTTTCCAGCGAAGGCGCAGTCCGTCACTGGGAATTTACCAAGACCCGGCTGGAAGAAACCAGCCCCACGGCCACTCAGCCGTTTGCGGTGTTGTCTGGCGTGAACGGGGTGCAGCTGACCGGCACGGTGCTGACTTCGGTCAGTGGCGATACCAAGATCGTCGGCGACGTAACGCCGTCGATGGTCTATAAACATTTTGTGCGCAACGTCATTGGTTACGCGGCCGGAGCGGAGAGTCTGTTTGCGGCCGTGGTTGAAGGCGCGCCGATTTATTATGACCGCTCCAGCGTGATGCCCGCTGACACCTATTTGAGCTTGTCGCCGCTGGATGAAAACGGTGATGCCAACCCACTCTTTGGCCACGCGGTGTTAGAGCATGACAGCGATACCTTCCCCAAGGGCACAACGACGGCCAGTACGCAGGAGGTGGCGGTGAGCCAGGTGGGAGCAGGGGCGGCCGGCAACGGCGGCGGCTCTGGTTTTATTCCGCTGGACATTACCAGCCTGCGCGAGATTGCCAGCAACGACATCCAGAACCTGGCGGCCCACGGCGGCATCCTGGCCAGCGACAGCGACCCATCCCTGGCCCGCGTCAATGCGGCCACCGATAAGGCGCTGCGGGTCATCTGGGATACGGCGGCCGACACCGATGAGGTGGCCTTCCCGCCAGTGCCCAAGCCGCCTGATTTGAATGCCGGCGGGAATATCATCGTGCATCTGCTGATGGCCATGGCCGGTGCCACTGACACCCCGACCGTGGATGTGCAGGTCTTCGATGGCCTGGGCGATACGGAGATGGGCGGGGCGACGGGGGCCGTGACCGGCACAACCATCACCGAATACACTGTGACCATCGCCGCGGCCAACATCGGCGCTTACCCCGGATTCATCAATATCGCCCTGGTTCCCGGTGTGCACGAAAACGACGCGCTGCACCTATACGGCGCCTGGCTGACCTACCAGAAGGCTTAGGAGGACATAACAATGTATCAAGTGATTCGATGGATGGAGGAGCTGGCCCTCTGTGAACAGGACAGCGATTTGATTGAAGGCGCGGAGCTGGACCGGCGCGTCGAGGCGCTGCGCGAGTTGCAGCGCAGATGGCGCGACATGAACGGCCGTCAGTTTAGCGAGGCGATGACCACGGCGCATTTTGCCGACTATTTTGCCGACGCGCTGGACCGGGCGTTTTACAGCGACTATGCCTACCAGATGGGCGACTGGCGCGACTACACCCGGCCGGATGAGGTGCCCGATTTCCGCGACGTGAAGCGGTTCCGCATGGGCGAGCCGGGCACGCTGCGCAAACGGCGCGAAAAGGCGGAGGCCAAAGCGACCAAAGTCACACCGTCGCTGGTGCAGTATGGCGTGGAAGAGTACAGCCGCCAGTTTGATGTGAGCTGGCGAGCCATCCTTAACGACGACCTGGGCAAAATCCAGGAGACGCCGCAGCGCATGGCGCTGGCGGCCGGTCGCTTTGAGGACGAGTTTGTGTCTGACCTGTATGACAACGCCACCACCCAGGCGGCGCTGGTGGCCCTGGGGGCACTGTTTGCCGGGACCGGCCGTTTGACGGTGGCGAATTTGGCCGTGGGCCTGAACGCCATGATGCAGCGCACCGATGCCGACGGCAACAAAATCGACGTGCGCACGGTTCATCTGGTCATTCCACCGATTCTGCGGATTCAGGCAGCGACGGTGCTGAATGACATCATCTCATTTGGCGGGCCCAACAGCAACGTGCTGAAGGACTGGGTGGCCAGTGTGAAGGTGGACCCGTACATCGCTACCTCTGGTGCTGATGTGCCCTGGTACCTGGTGGCCGACCCGTCGAGCATTCCCACCATTACCGTGGCCCGGCTGCGTGGCGTGGTGGGACCGTTTACCTACATGAAGGCCAGTAATATTGAGATGATCAGCGGCAGCGCACCCAGCGCGTTTTTGATGGGTTCGGCCGAGACCGGCGACATTGAGTATTTTGTCGAGGATATTATCGGCGGTTGGGACGACGCCACCTATGTGGGTGTAACTGATTATCGCGGAATTTACTACAGCTCGGGCACGACGGCTTAGTGAACGGGACGCAGATGAACGCTGATTGACGCAGATTTTTTGATTTGCCGCTGATGGCGGCTGATTTGCAGGAGAAATGAATCATGGCAACGACTAAAAGAAACAGCGCCAATGTGGATACCAGCCACATCAAGCCGATTAAGCCCAAGACGCCGGAGATGGAGGCGCTGCTGCGGGCGGGCTACCAGGACATGACGGTGAAAAAAGCCGAAACGATCATCAAGGAACGCGCCGCCAATCCGCAAAGCTGGCCCTATGCGCAGCTGGAGCGGGCCGAAGCCTTCCTGGAAGCGTACGGCACGGCCGCCACGGTGGTGGCCACTAATCCGGGCTGGCAGCGGGAGGAGGTGTAGGATGAATCCTTATTTACCAATTGGTTTCCTGGAAGGCAGCAATGGCGTGTTGGGCTTCCCGGAGACGCAGGTTTTTCCCAAGCTGACCAATACGGCCGGTAAGGTTTTTTACCTCAATCCGAGCCATGCCAATGCTGACGATGACAACCAGGGCGAAGACCCCAATTATCCGTTTGCTACGCTGGCGGCGGCTTATGCGGCCTGCACGGCCAACCAGCACGACACGGTAGTTTACGTGGCGGGCAGCAGCGGCCTGACGTTGACGGCGGTGCTGGATTGGGCCAAAAATTACACGCACCTGATCGGCATCGCTGCGCCAACCGAGACGGCACAGCGGGCGCGCATTTTCCAGCTCTCGACGCTGACCGGGGCCTCGCCGCTGCTGACGATTAGCGCCAGCGGCTGCATCTTCCAGAATTTCTACATCTTCCAGGGCGTAGACGACGCCACCAGCCTCATCAATGTGAGCGTTACCGGCGGCCGTAACTATTTTGAGAACGTGCATTTTGCCGGGGGCGGCCACGCGACGCAGGCCATCGATGGCGGGGCCAGCCTGAAGCTGGACGGCGCGGAGGAAAACACCTTCGTGCGCTGCACCGTTGGTGTGGACACCATCGACGCGGCCACCGGCATGGTGGGGCTGCTGTTTGATGGCGAGGCCCACCGCAACGTTTTCCGCGACTGCATCTTCAGAATGCGGGCTGGCAACACCGGCGCCGCCTTTGTGGAAATTGCCGACGCCACGGGCATCGACCGCGACAACACGTTTATCGACTGCATCTTCACCAACAACAGTACCGCCAACGATATGGCCAGCGCCTTTGTGATTCCGGCGATGGGTGAGCCGCGGGCGATTCTGCTGAAGGATTGCATGTTACACAACGTGACCAAGTTGGACGCCAATGACCGGGGTGTACTCTTCGGCAATATGAATGCCATCACCGGCGCTGACTTGAGCGGTGTGGCGGTGCAGCTGATCACGTAAGGAGCGAGCTGATGAACGCAACTGAGGCGGCCGTTGCACTGGCGGCCGAACACGGACTTGACCTGGCCGATGTGGTGGGCAGCGGGGCCGACGGCCGTATCCTCAAGAGCGACGTTGAGGCGCACCTGGCGGAATTGTTAACCGCAAAGGACGCAGAGGGCGCAAAGGTTGGAGAGGCTACTCCACCAACTGACGCCGAGATACTCGACGCTATGCTCGACGAGCCGGAGGCGGTCGCTGAAGTTCGCGCGCAAACGGAGCTGGAGACGGCCGTGCCCAAAGAGCTCAGCTTTGCCGACCAGGTGCAGGCGGCCGAAACCATCCAGGCGCTGATTGCTCTGGGCGGGCAGGCAGCTGGCGAGGCTGAGCGGGCGGCCGTGCGCGAGCGGGCTAAGGAGCTGCTGAACAAATGATCGTTTCGCTGGCCAGTCTCAATCACGTGCTAACGAAGCTGGGCTTAGTCCTGGTGCTGCACTGCCCCGACAGTGGTTTTGGTCACAAGCTGGAATTAATGAGCTACGGCCGTTACCTGGTGCGCTGCGAGGCGCAAGCGAGGAACTATGAGCTGTGACGGGACGGCCTACGCCACGGCGGCCGAATTTGAGACGCAGTGGTATTACGACTTCGGCCTGGCCAGCGATGCGGACGCCACGGCCGAACTGAACGCCCTGCTGGTGAAATCGGCCGGACGGATCCACGCGGCGATGCAGGCCAGCGGGCAGTGCGACTGCACGCTGGCGGCCTGGGCCACCGAGTACCTGAAGGAGCTCAACATGGTGGGCGCGGCGGTGATGTT